GCGCCGTCCGGGGCCGCGCAGACCCCCCCGGGGGGGGTTGCTGGGGGGGTGTTTCCGCAGGTCAGAGGCTTGCGGGCGGGTCGGCGTTTGCGCAGGTCAGGGCACGTTTTGGGCCGCCAGCTAACTTTCGGCCCGCGTTCGATCAGGTGTTCGATCTCGGGCCGCGTTCGATCAGGTGTTCGACCCGTGCGCCTCGGCTCGGGACTTGGGCGCGTGGCACGCTTTGCATAGGGTGCGCAGGTTGTCAAGTGTGTCTGCGCCGCCGCGTGATCGGGGTTGTATGTGGTCGGCGTGGAGTTCGCCGGTGTTGGGTTGTGCTTGGCGGCCGCATTGTTGGCATGTCCAGTTGTCGCGGCGGAATGTGGCTTGTTGCAGGCGGTGTGGGACTTTGCGTCCTTGGTGGTTGCCCCAACGGTGTGTGGTGTGTTGGGGGCATGTGCCGGTTGTGGTGAGTGTGGTGCAGCTTGGGTGTCGGCAGACTTTGGGTGCTCGTGGCATCAGATTGGTTGGGTGTCAGTGGTCCAGGTGTCTCGTCCGCCGTGTTGCCATGCGACGCGTCCTGGTGGTCGTGGCTGGTTGTCGTTTCTGGTTGCGATGACTGGTGGTGTGTCTGCGTGGTTTACGAGGCTGGGCCAGGTGTAGGCGATGGTGTGCCCGGCTCGGCGTGCCCATGTGGTGATCGCTTCGTCGATGGGTTTGCCGTTGGGCAGGTTGTTGAGCATGTGGGGTACGAGGTCGGTGTGGATGGCTGTGCCGACTGCGTGGAGTAGGCGCCGGCAGGTGAGCCAGTGTGCTGTGGTGTCAGCGGCTTTGGCGATGCGTTGTTGGTATTCGCGGGGTCGTTCTCGCCCGAGGTAGAGGCTGACCACTGGGCTGGGTGCCACTGCTAGCGCTGCGTCGAGCTGGTCGCGGAAGTTGTTGCACGGTATTGCATCGTCTTCGAGTACGACGAGCCAGTTTGTGTTGTGGCGGGTGAGGTGTTGCCAGACTTTGCGGTGGTTGGTTTCGCATCCGAGTGTGCCGTTGTCGATGTTCATGTATGCGGCGCCCACGGTTTCCATGAGCCGGTGTGCTTGTTCGGCGCGTTTGGTGTGGGCCACGATGCCGATGGTGTGGGTCATCGTGGCCTTATGCGTGTGGTTTTCACGGCGACGGTGGTGTGTGGTGTGAGTCGTGGTGTGATGCTGCCGTAGTCGTATTCGGGGTCGATGGCGATGGAGCATCTGACCCAGCCGCTGGATTGGATTTTCTCGACGGTGCCTTCGTGTTCGAGTCCGTCGAAGTCAACCCATACGTCGTCGCCGGGTTTCAGGTTCTGGTCCATGTTTATTTGTGCCTCCACCAGCTCCACGGGTTGCGTTCGTTGGCTTTGAATATGGTGGCGATGCGTGGCCCGTAGACGAGACGGTCTGCGTGTTTGGTGTAGGCGATGTAGTTGAGTGTGGCCATGTCACCGATGATGGTGCCTTTGGTGTCTTTTTTGTGCCAGATGCGTCGTTGTTGGTCTTCGTGGTCGGCGATCATGTCGTGGGTGAATGTCATGACGGTTTCACGGTCGCCTCCGACGATCCCCGCGTTCAATAGGGTGTGGTCGGCGTGGGTGTCGATGAACTTTTGCAGGTGGGTGGCTTTGTGGTTGTCGCGCATCCAGTCGATGCCCACGACGGCGGGTTCGTGCCCGATGTACAGCTTCCCGGGGGTCATGTGTTCCCACGGAGGGGTGAGCATTTCGACGTCGGTGCCGTCTACGCACCACACCCATTGGACGTCGGGGTTGGCGCGTAACCATTGGTAGTACAGGTACCAGCGCGCGAAGTATGGGTTATCGACTGGGCTGGTGACTTGCTCGAATGACGCCTGCGGGTGGGTGAGTGGGTTGTCGCATAGCACGACGGTTTCACCTCCAGTGATGGAGGTGATCAACGTTTCGAGCAGTTTGACGTCGGGCCGCATGCGTGTGTTTCGTTGCGGGTCGGGCTTGCTCGACAGCAGACAGGTCAGCACGACGTGACGATCCGGCGTGACGAGTGGGATGTGGTGGCTGCTGGTGTAGTGGTGCTGCCAGTACAGGTCTGCGTTGCGGGCGGCGACGGCTTTACGTTCTTCGGTGGGGACGGAGCGTTTCACTTCGAGGTGCTCGTCCATTGAGTGGATGAGCTTGTGGGAGCCGCATACGTCGCCGTATCGGAACGAGGTGAGGCCGGCGTTGTAGATGCGGTCGGACCAGGAGGGGTGTTCCCATCCCCAGCCGCCGAATTCAGGGTCGAGGCCGCCGACGCGTTCGATGACGCTGCGGTGTGCGTAGATCATGCAGCCGCGGGCGCCGGTCAGCGCGAAGTGGTGTCCGTCGTCGTAGACCTTGGTGACGTCGTTGAGTTTCCGTCCGCCGGCGAGGTCGGTGAACTGGTACATCAGGTGCGGCTCGGGTGAGTCGATGTAGGGCTGAAACCAGTTGTCGGCGATCGGGTAGCAGTCGTCGTCGAACAGGAAGATGTGTTCGCAGCCGTTGAGGAGTTCGAGGCATTTGTTTTTGGCTCGGGCAATGCCTGCGCGTTGAGTGAATCGGTAGGTCGCTGCTGGGTATGGTTCGTCGCTGGCGTCGTCGATGATGACGAGTTTGGCGTTGGGTGTGTGGCGGCGAATGTGGGCGATTGTCTCGTCGGCGATGGCGTTCCGGTTGCGGGTGGTGACTCCGATTCCGATTGGAGTTCCGTTGGTGGTTTCGGGAACGTATCGGGTTCCGTTGATCACGACGTCGGTCATGTGTGGGCTCAGTTCGTCACTCGTACCATTCGCCGCAGTCTGGGCAGTCCGCGTCGCCGCAGTAGCAGATGTTGCGGTCTGTGGTGCGTCCGGTTTTGCGTTCGCGGTGCCGGTTTCGGTGCGGCTGGGCGGCGTTGGATCTGCGCAGCTCCTGGCGGGCGCGGGCTGCCTCATCCATTGGTGCAGTCCATCGTCCAGCCGTTCTTGCGTGTGGTCACGCGGATTGTGGTGTCCTCGTGTTTCGCCCCGGCCATCGCGAGGGTGGCCGTCTTCGCTAGCGCGGCCATGATGGGAAGCATCCAAGGCTCGTTGGGTCCAGCTTTCTGGACCTCTTGAACATCAGGTGGCGTGGTGGTCCACTGGCCGGGATCGGCGTGCATGAGCACTTTCCCGTCAACTTCGATGTGGATCACTGTTCGACCGCTTTCCGCAAGGCTCGTTTGGGAACGATGACGTCGTTGCTTGTTTTGTCGATGGTGATCGACAGCACGGGCGGGGCTGTGGGTGTGGTTCGGATGTTGATGACGCGGTGCCCGGTCGGTGCGTCGGCCGCTTTCTGGCGCAGCTGTTCTGCTTCTTCGCGTGTGAGGATCACATAGTTTTGTGTGATCGCCGCGGCGAGCGCTTCCGCGACCAGTTTCGGGGTATCGAGGTGCGGTAGACCTGCCTCTTCAGCGAACTGGCCGGCGAGTTCCGGGGGGACACTGATAGGTCGTAGTCCCGGCAGGAGGATCGGGAAGGGTTTGGTGTTTTCGTCGCCGGGGTGAACCAGGTTGTTCAGCGTGCGGTTAAGGAAGTCCGTGAGGTCTGTGAGGCTGCTCATTTGGGATATTCGCCTGCGAGGCCGTCGCTGATTCTGTCAGCCCACCCTTCGCCACCGATTGTGCCGGCGCCGTCCTGCAAGTTGATACGCCACGACTCGGGGTCGATATCGTTCGGGAGTCGGCAAGCCTTGCTGCACGCCGAGAAACGAACCTTGCTGCAAGGGTCGGGGCACAAGCGGAGGTGTTTGAGCGGCATCAGTCCGCCGCCTCGTACGTGGCTTCGAAGATGTCCGGCTTGCACGGGTAAAACTCGCCCTGAACGCCACGAATGACGTAGTCGCCGCAGCTCGCGCGCATCGTTCCTTCAAGCGTGGGTATCGCGATAGATACGTTCGCATCGGTCGGGTCAGACGGTTTGGGATCGAAGTCCGCTCGCCCGCCGCACCATGCGGCGATCTGCTCGGCACTGTTCATTGAACCGGTGAATCGCATCGCTTCGATGACGAGGGGTTTCTTGCGGAACTTCTGGGGATCCATGCTGGCAACTACTCCTTCACCCGTCCGGACGCGAAACCGGCCTTGCCGTAGTCCGGCTCGCTGATGGTGATCTTGGGCGGGTAGACCTTGTGCGCGAGCCGGATCAGCGCACCGGCGATTGCGCGCCTCACCCGAACCACCAGCACAACACGAACGCCCCGGCCAGCAGCGGCGCGGCGAGCCACCACAGCTGCAGCATGGCTGCGACGGCGGCCCCGAGTCCCGCGAGCAGGCCGAGGCCGAATCCCCAGTCGGTGCGCTCCAGCTCGTCGGCGATACGCGTAGCGCGCCGCGGCGGGGTGAGTGTTTCCCACATGTCGGCAGCGGCGAGTTCGGCAACCTGGCTTGCGTAGCGGATCGAGCGGTCAACGGCGGCGTTCGGTTTGGCATCGGGCGGCAGGTGCGGTTCACCGCGAAAACGTCGGGTCATGGCCGGTTTCTCCTGGGCTGGTTGAGTATGCGTTCAGCGGCGGCGATGATGTCCGGGTTGCCTGCCTGCCGTGCGAGTTTCAGGTTGAGGTGCGCGCCTTGGATGCGTTCGGTGAGCGTGCGGGGTGCGGGGAAGGTGCTCATGGTTGGCCTCCCCGGGAATGAATAAAAGCCCGAACCTGTGGAGGTCTTCGGGCTTTGGGCACACTTCACTTGCCGACCCAATGATGGCATATGAATCTTCATGTCGCAAGCAAGCTAGGGGATGTGGGGAGGTTGGCGTGTCTCATTCGAGGACTCCTGCGGGTAGTTCGTAGCCCAGAACGTTGGCGAGGTGCTGGAACAGTTGCGGTCCCCATTCGTGGTGGCAGTTTTGGCAGACGCATCCTGATGGGCCGATTTGGAGTGCGGGTTGTCGGACGGTTTCGCCGGCTGAGTTCTTCCGGTACACGATGGCGGTGTCGCAGGCTGGGCACGGGTTTGGGAGTGACCATTTCGGTGGCGGGTTGAGCATCGTTTTGATGGATTCGCACCAGGCTTCGATCCTTCCGGAGATTTGTTCGATGCCGTGGGCGTCTTGGGGCCGCCATGGGCGTCGTTCCAATAGTTGGAGGCGTAGCACCGTTAGTGGTGTGTGTTCGCGGGTGAGGTCGCGTTGTGGAACGGGGTATGGGGGTCCGAACACCCAGTAGCTTGAGGGTTCCCATGCTGCGACGGTGGCGTCGATTTCGGTTTTGAGTTCGACGGCATCGATGCAGAGGGGTGGTGAGGATTGCGGAATGCGGGAGGCGTTGCCTTGGGAGCCGGGGATTTCTTCGGTGAGTTGGTCGTAGAGGGAGTCGCGCCATCTGGTGGCGCCTTCGGTGTATTCGGGTTTTGGGTCGATGAGCGCGGAGATGGCGTTTCCGAGTCTGGTTTTGGCGGCGGGGAGGTTGCCATCCTCTGCTGGTTGGGTCATAGGGTTTCCTGAAGTTCGTCGGGTGTCCACATGTTCAAGCAGTTGAGGCATTTCACCAATCCGTCGTATTCGAGTGCGAGCAGGATCATTTCGCAGGAGGGGCATCGTTCGCCGGGGATGAGCCTGGGGATTCGGGAGATCTGTTCTTCGATCTCGTCCATGCGTTTTTCGCGGTCTTCAACAGTCGGAGCGTCGCTTGTGATGGCGTCCGGGGCCTGGAATTTATTGGCGTCGGGACTGATTGGTCGTCGGGATATTGACTTGGGTCGAAGCTCTCCCTTGTTGTGGACTACGTGCGCGACGTTGTATCGCGGCATCTCCGATTGAATCGCTGCTACCTCTGCGGTTTCGAGCTCAGCGCGGGTGGCGAAGTGTTGCATCGTGGAGCGGGCGACTGATTTGAACCATGCTTTGTCGGCGTGGTGTTGGTTGAATCGGCTTCTCGGGTTGTTTGTGATTCCGATGTAGAGAAGATCGTCTTCCGCGTTGTAGAAGCGGTAAAGAATATGAGGTTTGTCGCTCATGGGCACCTCCAAGATTCGGATTTTACCTTGGTGTTCAGCGTTTGTTGGGGTTCATGTGTTTGGGTTTTGTGGGTGTTTCCGCATGGGCGTCGGTGTCGATCGGCTTGGTCACTTCTCAGGCCTCCTAGCTTCGTTGGGTTCAGACTGCACAACCGATCCGACATCGACCTTCGCGCAAAGGTCCTCGATGCTGTCGTACCCGAGGTTCACTGCCGCGTGATTAAGCGCTGCGGCGCGGCGTTCAATACCTCGCCGGCGCACTTCCAGATCCGCGGCATAGGCGGTTAGCTCTTCCTCGGTGGGTGGTGGGCCGACCATCTCCATGTACCCGACGTGGCCGGGACATTCATCGAGTTTGTCCCAGCAGATGCGGCACCAGTTGTTTCGGACGTCGTTCTCCAGTTCAAAGGCGGCCATTGCGAGCATCACGTCAGTCATCATTTGTGGTGTCCTTTGCAGTCGGTGGAATGCTCTGTGCGGGGCTGGAAACACGCCGGACAAACAGGGCTCTCGGTGAGGAACCGGGCCTGGGAAGCGAGAATCACAGACAGGCTCAAGGCTGGTCCTCCAGTTTCGGCATAGGCCAAGGGCGGACCGATCGGTCACGAGGGCACAGCTCCGCGTCCTCCAGTGAGGTGTGCGCCCACGCCAATTCCTCGCGGGCGTTCGGGTAGATCCGGCTCATCGGTTCCCCGCAGTCCATGCAGGGGAGGCGAAGGTTGCTCATTGTTGGTCCTTTTCGGCTAGTAGTTGGGCGATAGCGATCAGAGCGTGAGTGGTCGCGGACTCGTATGCGGCTTGGCGGGCTTCTTCCCGCGCGAACTCGATGTGCTCGACGGGGGTTTCAGGTGTTTTCGGCATTAGAACGGCGGAAACCATGCCTCAACGAGGACGTCGAACGCGGCGTCAGCCATCCGCCGCCACGCGTCCTTCTCCTGCTCCGTGAGGGTGTTCCAGGGGAACATGCGGCCGGAGCTGGTGGTTTCGCAGATGGCTTGCGCGGCCCGCTCAACCAGAGCTGCACGCTCAGGGGTAGTCATGGTTTTCCTTTCGTGAGCCATTCCGCCCACCCCTGATCCACCCGTGCGGGTGCCGGTGTGGTGTCCGGGATGATGTGAATATCCGTATGCCCCGTGTTGATCGAGTGACGATCCGCTTTCCACTGAGCGCAGTCTTCGCACGACTGGTCCCAGACACGGTTGCACTCCTTGCAATGAACCTGAATCACCGCGTAACCTCCCGCCAATCCCGGAACCTGAAAGTCCACAGTGATTCCCGGTACGGTGCCGGTCGGCCTGCGTAGGAGATGGCTTTCGCGAGCACGTGTTCCTCGCCGATCGCGGTGATTTCGATGATCGTTTCGCCGCGTCCTTTATCGTCGGCGAGTCGGGTTCCGACGGTCCAGCCGTTGCGGCGTGCGGTCTCTGCGTCGCTCATGCCTCGCTCCATCCCGACACCCAGCGGGCCTCGTGCTCAATTCGGACAAGCGGAGAGTCGTCTGCCGGGTCGTGGCAGATTCCCGTGACGGAGAAGACCTTGAGGTTGGCTTCTGCGGCCTCCCTGCTCCGACCCGTCCAGCGGTCTCCAGATTCCTCCACGTTATCTGGGGTCATCGTCAGCTGTATCCGCTTGTGCCTTGTTGGGCGAGGTGTCGTAATCGAAAACAACCAACATGTCGGTGTTTCCACTTAGGACGGGGCAATCCTCAGGTGGGTGTACCACCAGGCAGGCAGGACACGAGTGATCCTCAGTGAACGGTCCGTAGTGTTTGGTTGGGATCAAAGCGAAGGTCGACGCCTCATCCTGCGGCCTGGTACGAATCCACCCGCCGTAGTCATAGTGCCACCGGGCGTTGAACCTATCGCGCCAAGCACGATCGCGGTGTTCAGGGCTCAAGTGCTGGACGTCTGATCCATGCTCTGTGGTCGGCATAGTCGTCATCTCCCTACGAGTGTCGGTAATCGGAAACATGTGTGCGCTGTCAGATCGGCTGCCTACCTGGAGAAACGGCGACGATCATCGAATCAACCCCTGATAACTGGCGCACCTATCGCAGTCCAAGACATAGAACCGGTCGCTCATGCCTCGCTCCATCCCGACACCCAGCGGGAACGGACTTCGTAGCAATCATCCGGCCACTGATCGTCTTGGTAGTGCGGCTGATGGCCCATCATTCCTCCGCCTCTTCTGCATAGCTGGCGGCTGCCAGGATCGAGGCCGCCAATCCGCGTGCTTCATCGACGCTCAGCGGCTCGTCGCACCAAGCGCCCGCCCGGATCTGGACCTCACCCGGATGCCTGTCGAACACCACCGGCACATACAGGCCGACACCGGGAAAGTCGGTGAACTCCTGCTCTTCGTCTTCATGCTCGTCGGGTTCGGGCAGTTGGATTACCGCCACACCCGGAAGAGATAAGACGGCGTCAGCGAAATGCTCCAGGAAGTTGTGCCGAACACGCGCTTGCCCGGGTCCGCTATCGCGCCACTCACCGCAGGCGCAGTTCGCCGGTTTCGGGTCCGCGATGAAACTTGCGGGGACAAACTCGTGCCGCCCGAGAGCTTCTGTGAGTACAGCACGCAACTCGGGGTTGTTCATTCGTCGCCTTTCGGTTCTCGGTTTCTGTCTGTGAGCCGCCCGAAGTGGATGACCCGACCGGGCAGCGGCTTACCCGGACGAATCGTGTTAGAACAAGGCTGGCCTTTGGGGGCTTTGCAGATGTCACACGACCTGCACGACACCGCCTCCAGGACACGCGGATCATCCGCACACGACACAAACAACGTCATCAGTCCGGCCACCTGCCAATAAGCAGGTTGTGTGGCCAACCCTTACCGACACATATGTGCGCCTCAAACAACTCCCACGTCCAGCGTTTCCCACCCCACTCGATGTGAACGAATAACCGATCTCCGTCCACGCTGACGCTGTCCACCCGTCCGCCCTTCATGAAGAAAGGCATGGGTCCGTTGTTCAACAGCAGGTCCACGTAATCGGTTGTTGCCAACATCAGATGACCGACTTCGCCTCGATCTGGTCGGGGGTCGGGGTGTTCGATGACGCCCCAGTCGCACTCCCACCAGTGGCTGCATTGGATCTCTTCGTCCGGTCCGTACGGTCCGGGGCATTTGCATGGTCCGTGCGTTCCGCGGCGAATCTCGAGGCTCACTGTTCGTCTCCTGTTGTTGATTGCGGGGGCTGTACGCCACGTGGAGCGACTTTCGGGGCAAGGTCGGTGTCAGTGGCCTTGGGAACCCGCAAAACGGGCGTCAGCGATCCTGTGCGAATGAGCCGGAAACGCCTCCAACACCTTCAACACACGGCCCTTCCCATCCCGAACCACACACGGCTCACCCACCCCAGCCCGACAATCACGACACCCAACCTTCAACGCCTCCTGATGGATCGTCGTGCCACGCCAGTCCTTCACAACGCCACACCCAAACCGGCCGACGGTTCTTCATGGAAGACGCAGCGGACCATGCCTTCTGGGGTTTCGATCAACCCGTTGGCATCGCACTCAGTGCAGGCTTCACGAGCAGACTTGATGGCCCGCCTCAACGTCAGCTCGTCCCGTTTCCTTGCGGCTGCCCATGCGTCGTGTGCCCGACGCGCGTCAGCGCAGTCGCGGCACTTCGGTGGGTTCGGGTGATTGATATGGGCGGGGCAACGCAATGGGGGCTCCTGGTGACCTTCCGTACTTACGTAACCCCCTAAGGAGTTGGAGAAGGAGAAAGGAGCAGGAGTAGGAGTAGCCCCGGGGTTAGGCGGGGGGTTAACCCCATCCCCCTGCTTAACCATTGGACCGGGGGTTGGACCGGGGGTTAGCGGGGGGGTTGGACTAGGGGTTGAACCGGGGGTAAACGGCTCCAAAGTGGCCGGATCAATCGCCTTCTGATCCAGCAGTTCCTTGACTGCATCCCGCTGCCACCCAGCCGACACGATCACATCACTGTTGGCTTTCGCGTCAGCCTCATTGCGGGCCTTGATCTTCTTCACTTCATGCACCACAACCCCGCGCAATGTCCTCGACGCCAACGCTGCCCGCGCGTTAGCCATCGACACAGCCATGTTCGGTTTCCTCCACAGGCCGTCGTGCTTGATCCACGACCTCAGAAGAAACTCATCGGTGTTGGTGTCGATGATCAGGAACAGATCGCGGGACAGCTCTGCGGCGGCCGCCTCGACGGCCTGAACTGTCCATCCCTTGGCCATCGCGGCGATTCGGCCGGCGTGCCACTCCCCCGAACCGCAATAGGACAGTTGCGGGCTCGTCCACAGCACGAAGTACAGATGTTGGGCTGGCGGGGTGAGATCTAACCAGTCATCATCACCCCAGATTGCCAGGTTGATTTCCGAGTGGTCCTTGCCAGTGGCTTTCCTTCCCATCAGGAATCACCTCCAGGAATGACTTGCAGCCGATCCCTCTGGACCTGTCGTTGCGCCTCACGGGCTCGCCCCGATCGGTGCTCGACGTGGTCACACACCGACTTGCCTCGGTATCCGGCGTGGTCGCAGAGACCGCAGGCGTAGATGGCATCCCACCGTGCCCGACGAGCCTCAGCCTCCCGATCGCGGACCACATTGGATCGCCCGAACAGTCCGCCGAAAACGTGACCGGTTGGTTCTGGGGAGAAGAGATCGGACAGAGAGGATGAAGGCTCCGGTTCCGGTTTCGGATTCGGTTCCGCGAAGGGATCCTGGATCACCTTTGGTTTCGCCCGAACAACGTTGTGCAAAGGGTGCTCAACCTGGATGGCGCGGCGTTCAGCGTTCTCCAGTTCCTCACGGGTGTTGTAGTTCTCGATGCTGATTCCAGCAACGTGGTCCCACCAGTCTTTCGAGTCCCGGTGAGCTTTGAAACGTTGCGGCGGGTTCATCGTGATACCCACGTACAGCAGCTGCCCTGTCGCGCTGTAGAAGCGATACAAAACGTGGGCCACTAGTCCTCCTCTCCGTCTTTTGTGCCTTCCCATCCTGGGCACAAGCAAGCCGTGTAAACACTCATGTCATCAGGGTCGATACCCATACGGACTCGGCATTCAGGTGTGTGGGTGGAGCGGGGATGATCACACAACAAGCAATCACTCACGAGGCCGCCTCTTCCGGGATGTGTGCCCTGTGATCAGCGAGCGCGTGGTGCCGGCGGATGAACGCCTCAGCTTCGTCCGTGCTGTTGAACTCAGCGGACACCGGGCGGCCTTGGGTGCGGGCGCATTCGGCGCAAGCAACGGTGATCATGGGACCTGCCAGTTGATGGTGTCGCCTTGCTGGAGAATCTGTTCCAGGTATTTGACGGCGGTGACGGTGGAGTTGAAGCATTTCGGTGGTTCGGTTCCACCGGTGACGATGTAATGGGGCCACGTCCCAGAAACCGTGTACATCACCTGAACAGCCCCTTCACGAGGAAGTACGCCAGCGACGGGGGTCCGGTGAATGCGAGGACGATGTAGGCGATCGCTTCGAGTTGTTCGGGTGTGAGGTTGCTCATCGGTTCTCCCTGTGTGGGTTGTGGTTTCGGTGGTGCGGGTGGTCGTGGATGCCCCCACGCGGAACGGTGCGAACGGCGACGGGCACGGAACCACAACATCGACTCGACGGTCATGACGCGTCATCCAAAGCGTCCAAAAGTGTCGGCACCGACATCTCCGCGTCCAACGCGCGCATATTGTCAACCGCAGTGCGCCAATACGACGGCTTCAACTCAATACCGATCGCCCGCCGCCCCAGCTTCACAGCCTGATACAACTCAGAACCAATACCAGCGAACGGTGTCAACACCAGCTCGCCAGGATTCGACCACAACCGCACGCACCGCTCGACGAAACCAAGCTGGAGAGGGCAAATGTGACGCTCATCCGCGGACTCCTTCGCAACCTTCGTGTTCAGAGTGTCCGTTTCACGAATCCCGTACCAGACGGGGCAGATATGACCGTCGTCGGTCAACCATCCTCCGTCGTGATGGTCAGTCCAGATCGGTGATGCCCACTCGATCCACTCATCATTCGTGACATCATTCTTAATCGGCACCGCATTATCGCCAGGCTTACGGAACAGCAACAGGTAATCCGCAAGGGCAGGGCGCGTAGCCGCGCTGTCACGGTTCTTCGTCGCGAACGCCAAAGCATGCGAACGAGTCCTAATCGACTGGGCCTGTGGATCTTTCCACACCGTCACCTCACCGTTGAAATACCAGCCCGCGTTCTGGAACGCGGCGATAACTTGCCCACGGAAGTCAGTCATGCCCATGTAGCCGTCAGTTGCCTTCGTTGTGGTCAACTGCTGAACGTGGATGCACGCCAACCGGCCAGGCTTCGTGACCCGCAACTGCTCCCGAATGATGAATCCGTAATGTTCGAAGAACTCTCGGCGGCTGGCACTGTTCCCCAGGTCGCGCACCGACGGACTGTAGGTGAACAAACTGGCGAACGGAGGTGAGCAGACCGACAAGTCGACTGTCTCACTTTCAATTTCGGATAACCGTTCGCAACTGTCCCCCAGCAGGAGTGTCCAGTTCTGTCCGTGTTCTTCACCGGTGATGTAGTCGGTCATTCCTATTTACCTCTCACTCTTCTTATCTCTTCGACCAGCGCGCGTGTGATATCGCCGGCTTGCTGTTCTTTGCGTGCGACATTCGCCGCGATCTGTGATTCCAGTTCTGAAACGATGACGTGCGCATACACAACCTTGGTTTGCCCATACCGGTAGCAGCGCCGGATCGCCTGGTAGTACTGCTCGTAACTGTCACCCATCCCGACGAACGCCATGCGGTGGCAGTGCTGGTAGTTCAGGCCCTGCGAAGCGATGCTCGGCTTCGTTACCAGGACCTCGAACTGGCCGTCTGCGAACCCCAGTAGGAGCTGCGCTTTCTCGTCCGGGTCCAGTGACCCGTGAACGTTGACCGAACCTGGTACCGCCGCTGCCAGCGCCTCGGCTTCAGAGTTCAATCCGCACCACAGTATCCACGGGCCAGGGTTGTTAGCGACCAGCTTCGCGGCGCGATCAACCCTGGCCTGCAACGTCTTGCGACGCAACTCTGCGCGGCCTGTCACACCTCCGATGTCGGTGGCGAACAGTTGCCCCTCAACTTCGATGTCGGCGTGGACGATCTCGGGAATGACCTCCAGCCCGGGAAGTATGTAGCCAGTGTCATCTCCCCCAACATCGGATGGCTTCGTCAGTGCGACAGCCCATTGCGCCATCCACTCGATCATCGGTTGACGGGCGTGCCCTTTAAGTCTCCACCCGTCGGAATCGTGAATGAAGTAGGCGGCCAGCATGTGAGTTCTGGACATCCGCCCGAGCCATTCAGCTTGGTTGGTCAGTTCTTCGGGATCGTTCGGCGCCGGGGTAGCCGAGCAAGCAAGCCGGTGTGGAATATGGGCGGCCCAATCGATAAGCATTGTCCGGGTTTTCCCATCCGACTGTTTGAGGATGCTTGACTCGTCTAGCACCACGGCATCGAACATGTCTGGTGAGAAGTTGTGCAGCCGTTCGTAGTTGGTGACGATGATCTGCGCGCGGCGGAACATGTCGGGGTCGGGCTCGGCGACGTACTCGGCGGTCACATCCAGCTTGTTGGCCTCGCGGACGGTTTGTGCGCATACGGCCAGTGGCGCGACGATCAGCGGGCGGTCACCAGACAGCCGTGCCCACTCCAACTGCATAACTGTTTTCCCCATGCCTGTGTCAGCCCACAGCGCCGCCCGCGATGTGCGAACTGCCCACCTGACCAGATCGTTTTGCCAGTCGTGCAGCATGGGGTGTACGTCTGATGCGGGGATTTCACGGCCGGGGATGTCCGCCTGAGCTTTTTTGCGGCTTAAGAACTCGGTGTATGACATGCAATCGGTCGTGCCAAACGGGCAATTGGCGAACGTCACGTGGCCGGTCACTTAGCAGCCTCCACAGGGTTAGGTATCCGGTAGGTGTTTCCGTCGTCGTCGAGCAGCACCCATTGGCCGCGGTACAGGACGGGAGTTTGGATGGGGGATTGGGTTTGACGAACAAGCCAACCGTGCTCGAATGCTTGCGCACGATAGGACTCCGCCCAACGATGACAAGCACCACAAGCCCACAGCCCGTTGGATGCCACGTTGGTGTCTACGCGTCGAGAGCCGCCGAGACCACGGGGCCTGCGATGGTGTGCAGTAGCGTCTGAGGCGTACTCGTTGCAGCGTTCACAACGACCGTGAGCACGCTCCCAGATCAGTTCCTTGACTTCCGGGGGAAACCCCGTAAACCGGCGGCTCATGAGGCGTCCGCCTGCCTGGCTTCCAACTCCTGAGCCCGCGCCGCCAACGCTTCCTGAACAGTCGGCCCATCCGCGGCACCAACATTCAACAACTCGCCAGCCTTCGCATCCCGCCACAACCCCGTCAACACATCACGAGACTCAGCAGCCGCAATCAAATCCAGCAGCTCCAGCACCCGGTCCTGAACGGACTCCAACTCCCGCACATGGGCGGTCTTCGGGTCGCACTTGAGGATGTCGAACACCAGTTGTTCCAGCGTCAAATCCGGGACTCGGCGGGGTTTGTCTTCGCCTGGGATGATGCCTGCGTGGACGGAGCGGGCGCCGATGATCTGCGGATGCTCACCCCGGTTCAACCTGACCCACACGGATGCGTCGAACGCCAAATTCTTTTGGCCCTCAACCTTCCACGTCCGCTGCGAGGTGGGTTTCCCGTTCTCCATCGCCACCTGATCAGCACCGCGAGCGATCATCACCACGATTCCGGGGAACCGCATCAGGACCCGCATGAGTTCTTTGTGGCGGGCAGTGGCTAGATTCCACAGGTCAGTTGATATGACGATCTCCGCTTCAGGATCGCGCTCAAGCTTTTTCAGGTTTGCCTCACGCCGGCGAGCCTTGTTATCGACCCACTCTTTGAGGTCGTCCCACTCCGCGGTCATCGAGTCGATGACGAGGACTACGGGTTTCTCGCCGGCGTCGATGGCGCGCTGGGCTTCGTCTCGGGCGGCGCGGACTTGCTCCATGATGGAGGTCCAGGTGCCGTCGTGTTCGATGACTTCGTAGCGGGCACCGGGGATTGCCCCGTACTCGTCGGCGGCACCTTCAGCCCAGTCGATCCACAAGGTGCGGCCGACCTTCTCTGAGGATGAAAGGACCGCTGCTGCCCACGATTTGCCGGCTTTCTCACCACCTTCAACGAGGATGAGCGGCCATGGGACAGCGCCGGTTGGGGGACGGGTTTTGAGGGTCATTGTTCGATCTCCTTCAACCCGGACACCCCGAGAGCACCCCGAGCCAACAAACCAGCGATCGTCACATCCGAGTCATCCGACAACTTCACAATGGGATACGGGGCACCCTCAACAACATCGATCAACCCATCGATCACAACCCCATCGACGTCAACGAACGCACCCTTCTTAGCTGCGTCGTCCAGGAGTTGTTTGAGGAACGCTGGTCGTACGCGTTCTTCGACTTCAATTTCGGTGGGGTAGTTCGCTTTCACGTAGGCGAGCAGTGCCGTTTCGGATGCGACTTTGGCGGTTTTGCGGCCTTTCGCCATCGACACGTGCCCGATGACTTGGCCGGAGACGACGGCGGCTTTCCGCTCCCCCGCCAACAACCCGAGTTGTTGTTTGGCTTCTGCTTTCCATTGCTTTAGCCGGTCTTCCAACCACTTGCACAACGCCAACGTGGCAGTCGGATCGCTCATGCTGCTGTCCACCTGTCTGCCAACCGATCCAACGACCCGATAACCGCATCCACCCGAGACAGGGCCTTGTTCACCACATCCAGGTTCAACTCCAGCGCTTCACGGTCCAGGAACTGCAACGGCGCCCCCTCAGACAACAACTCATGCAAAGCACACCGCGTGTCATCAAGAGCAGCCGCGGCGGCTTTCGCGTCGTCCCTCGCGGTAATCACCCGTGTATCAACAACCATCAGTTTTCGTCCTTGTCTCGATATTCGGAGCAGTGGCAGCGTTCCCGGCCGCCCTGGTCGAACGTGGCGGCGTCGCAACCCGTGTCCCACCGGCCGCGGAACTTGTCCCACTCGTAGCGGTGGAAAGACCGGTTATGGCCGCACACGCACATCACGAAGCCTCCAACCAGCGGAACTTCTTGACCAGAGCTCTGAACTCAGCAGCCTGCTTCTTCGACCACCCGTAACCAGGGAAATACTTTTCGACCGTTGTCCGGCTCACACCCAACGTGCGGGCAACCTCCCGATACGGGGCGCCGTCATCAAGCAAATATTGGGCGAAATCTTTCTGCTCCTGGCTCAACGGAACAAACTGATCCGGCGACGCCAAACGGGCATCACCAGCCGCCCGAACCCGAACCACCGTCCGAGCCGAACAACCCACCACTTCCCCAATATGCTTGGCGGAACACCCCTCACGAGTCATCAACAGAATCGTCTGCACCTGCTCTGGGGTGATCCTGTTCCCGTTGCTCATGCCACCTGATCCTCACCATTCGCTTTGAGCAGAGGCCGCCGTTCCCGCTCCGACAACCCCCCGAACACCCCGTAGTTCTCGCGGTTCGCCAACGCGAACTCCAAGCATTCGACCCGAACCTCGCACCGGCTGCAGATCCGTTTAGCTGGCTTCGCGCTTTTACCCTTCTCGGGGAAAAACACTTCGGGGTCCACTTCGGCGCACCGTGCCAGGTCACGCCACGCATGCTTGTCCTCCACCGCTGCGGCGAGCATGAACGACAGATCGAGCAGGGTCATGCAACGGACTCCAGTTCTGTGATCCACGCGAACGGGTCCTCAACATCTGGCACACCGGCAAGGGCAGCCATCAACAGTTGAGTGCGTTCGGTTTCCGGGAGGCTTGTCAGATAGGCCCACACGGGCAGGGAGTCACCGCTACGGATACGCCGAGACAACCAGATGACTGTTGCAGCGATACGGGATTCCCAATCCGTCTCCGACAGTGGGCATTCCTGAAACAGCCTGTCTGGGTGGGCTTCCATGTTGCCATCGGTCGTGACCCACGCGTCCTCCCCGCACACCGGGCAGGATTGCAACTTTGCTTCAGGCAGTTCAGCCCTGTCCCGTTCGATGGTGCGGACCGTGCAGTGCGCCCTGCGCGCCAACTCCACTTCGGGGAGTTTCGGGCGCCGCCGCACCAGCATTCGGCGCTCTTCGGTATTAAGTCGCATGGGAGTTCCGTTCACGGCGCACTCCACAGCGAACCAGTCGATGCTCACGCGCCCCACCTCTGCGCCCGTCGGCACTCATTCGAGCAGGTCTTCGCATACGTCCCCATAAACTCGCCGCCGCACTGCGTGCAGATCTTCAGGGACGGTTGTGACCGCAACGCATTCGCGGCGCGCTTCTTGCATTTCCGCGAGCAAAACCTTGCCCTGCGGGTGACCGGCTCGAACACCTCACCGCACTGCAAGCACTCCTTCTCGGTGAACCGTGCCGGTTTCACCGGTGCCAGCTCGCCACGCTTGATGCGGGCACGTTCCTTCTCTGAGAAGCCGCCCCACACGCCGGCCTCGTTGTGTTGCAACGCGAATTTGAGGCATGGCGCTTGAACGGGGCAGGTCCAGCAGATGCGGCGGGCGGGGTCGGCGGTGTAGTGGCCGGATTCGTTGAGGAACCAGATATCGCCGTCCTTGTGGGTGCAGATCGCGCGGGAACGCCAGTCGCTGGTGTGGACTTCTGCCAACTGAATGAACGGGGAGTTCGCCATCACACCCACCCAGTTCCGCTCAGGTGTTCAGGGCAGAACGATGCGGTTGCGGCACCCACGAAATAACCTGCGTCGTCGAGGTTCAGGTTGGAGTTGTCGCGTACGAGGATTGATGCTTCGTACATGGTGGCGCCGGTGTCGAGGATGTTGCAGATGGCTTTTCCGGCGTTGATGACGGCAGGTTTGGAGCTGTAAGTGATGCCTTCGGAGTCGAGTGCCATCACGAACGCGTCGGACGTGATGTCGGCGTGGGCGTGTGGTGCTGCGAGGCCGGGGCCGATGATGCCGGCGGCGATCAGCAGCGGCATCGTCCACCAATACCGCCAGTTCTTCTCACTGCGCCTCATGCTGCTTCTCCTGTCGTGAGGTAGTCGTGCAGAAGCCCAACAACGGCGTCGCCGTTCATCTGCTCCCACACCGTGGGCTCGTTCTCCCAGTGCACCGGGGGCAGGAACGGGCGGAACCACGACACACTCTCCGCGTGGATCAACACCAGCTCCGCCAAATCCTCCAACTCCTTCAAAAGGTCGAGGTCAGCCATCGGCGGGTTGGTGGTGACGGGTAGGTCGGACCAGTTTGTTTGGTGGTGGTCCCACCATGAGGGTTTAGAATCTTGGATTGACATCGGGAATTGTCTCCTTAGTTGTGTGTTTCCGGTGTTAGGGCCGTCGTCCCGCGCAATGGGGCGGCGGCCCGCCTTTACTTCGGGGTGATGTGATACGTCTCCAGCAGGGACTGGGCGACAACGCCGGGGTTCACCCCGGACGCGCCGGGCGCGGTCGTGAAGTAACGCAGATGGCGTTCCAACTCGGCGGCCGTCGCATGCTGTTGCCTCATGGCGGCGAGTTCTTCCGCGGTCGCAGAATCCAGGAACTCCCCCAACTCCATGAACTCGTCGAGCAGTTCGGCTTCCTCAGCCTCATCGCAGATGTCTTCAGCGAGGAGTTCGCATTCCACTGTGGGGCAGGTGCATTTGGAAGGTCCCGGCGCGGGGGGAGGCGGGGGAACCATGCCCGCGCCGGGACCAGTGTCACCCACCGAGACGGGTGACGGGTCTGGGGCATTGCCGCGGACAGATACGAATCCGGGTTCGTGGACTTCTTCCTCAGCCTCCGCAGCCGCAAGACCATCCGCGTAGTCCAGGCCGAAATCCCGCCCCAACGCATTGCTCATGGCCTGACGCTCAAGCTTGGCCAGCCACGGATCCACCACAGCACCCACCAAGGCGAGTCCGTCATGAATCACGTTGTTAAACCTGGCATTCAAACGCTCAACAAGATTCACCGATCCAACTCCTCCAGTTCGCGTTCCAGCCGGTGAACGGAATCAGCTAATGCCTGAAGCTTCTCCCGCTCAATCTGCAGTCGCACACGCTTCGCCACCACCGCCAAGTCCTGATCCACACCAAGAAGATCAGACGGGGTTGTGGACAAAGCCCCAGCCAGAACCGCCACCTCACTTGCCCGTAGAGCGCGCTCCCCGCTCTCCAGTCGGCACAGGGTGGTCTGATGCCACATCAAACCCAGCGCGTGTAGAACCTTGATCAGATCCGACTGGGACATGCCCAACTCTCCACGTAAAGCGCGCACCACAGCCCCGATATGGGCGTCGTCAACACTCTTCCGAGCACTTCCTACTGTTGTCATGCTGTTTCTCCTAGTTCCTGTAGCCGGCACCGCAGGCGGGCGTTTTCTTCACGCAACGCCTCCAACTCCGCCGCCTCACGCAACTGACGGGCGTCGAACTCCGCCAACGCTTTCCACACCCCATACGGGCGAGTCACTTCACCCGACAGTTGGCACACACTCCGATGCTTAGGAGCAGACGTACTCACGAAGCCAGCCTCCGCCGCGACCGGGCCGACAACCCATCAGCCAACGACACCGGTTCAACCGGCTCCTGATGGGCTACAGACGGGCCACCCGAAAGCCACTGCTCAATATGGGCGTCCGTCATCACCCACACACTCCGCGACAGCTGCTTCCCCGGAATCTCGCCCTTCTTGAGTCGGCGCTTCATCCACCGAACCCGGTCCTTCATGTGAGGCAGGTACTTGTCTGCCACCTGCTCCACGGGGTACGCCTCGATCATCTCGCTCCCCCCCTTTCGGTTTCGACACAAACAGTGGTTTCTTCGGTTTCGACCAGTGCTGCGGTCGATTCGGTGGAGTTGCATTTTTTCGGCCGCCACTGGTGGTTTCAGTTGGTTGTGGGGAGTGCGTCCATCGCGGCGGTGATCGACTCGACAGCGGCGGTGGCCTCGTCGAATGCGGCGAGTCTGCGCCGCCAGCCGTCGAGTCCAGCCCGTGCCGCCGAGTACACCTGCGCGGCCAGGTCTTGGTCGCTGAGTGCTTGCTCGACGGGTGCGTAGCCTTCGTGTCTGGTGTTGTTTTTGCCTTTGATGGATACGCTGACGAACCTGGGGGTGGATGTGCCGCGGACCTCGATGCGCACTCGGGCGATGAGTTTCCGGGCTTGGTATTTGCGGTGTTCGCGGGCGGCTGCGTCGTCGTTCCACTCGAAGGCGTTGTGCAGTGGGTGGTTTGGGTCTGCGGCTTCTTCGACGAGTGTTTCTGGTGCGCATACGCCGTCGCGTTCGACGATCTGCAGGACAGCCTTTTCGATGTCTTCCTGGTTGATTTTGGTGTCGCTCATAGTCCTGTTTCCATTCAGATTTGGACTTCGTAGCGTCCGTATGTTCCGGTGTGGGATTTGGGTGCGGAGGGTCGCCAGTCTCCGACGCCGCCGTTTCCACCTGCGTCGATGAGGTTGATGACGGATGTGTCGTCGATCATTGATGGCACGTAGACGACGGTGAGGGTCGCGGTCCAGGGGTAGAACTGGTAGCGGTAGCGGAGGTCGGCTACTCCGGTTGCGTTGCGGGGTGTGTCTTCTCGGAGTTTCATGTCGCCTTCGATGGGGACGAGTTGTTCGTCTCCTTCGCCTTCGATGAAGAGGGCGGTTTTGAGTGCGGTCATTGTGATTCCGTCGTAGAGTCGTGCGGCTCCGACGGTGGCGGCTTTGAATGCGGTTGCGGGCATTCCGGGTCGGCCGTCGGGGAGCCGGTAGAGGCTGGCTTCGGCTTCGGCGGCGGGGTCTTTGGCTTCTTTTTTGGCGCGGGCTTTGGAGCCGGTTTGTTTGTCGCGCATCATGCCTTTTGCTTTTTCGGACCAGCGGTGTGGGATGAGTGGGCTGACTCCGGCGATGGTGACGGTGATGGCTTGGCGTTCGATTCGGGTGAGTGTGATGAGTTTTTCGTTGTCGGCCATTTTTTGGTTCCTTTCCTGGGTGCCCTGTGTGTTGGGCGGTTTGTGTTGTGCCCCAATTGGGTTGGGGTCGTGGGGTGTTCCGGCGTTGCACCTGGTGTCGCCGCTTGATTCGGTCACCCCTTTTGGGTTGGCTGGTTGCCCAGCCAAGCCCCGCCATTCCTGCCACGCCTCGCCGTGCCGGGCCGGGCCTAGCCTTGCCTCGCCGCGCCTGCCATGCCTCGCCTCGCCGTGCCCGGCCTCGCCTCGCCTCGCCAGGCCCCGCCGCGCCTGCCATGCCTCGCCGCGCCCAGCCATGCCCTGCCAAGCCGCGCCATGCCGAGCCATGCCTGCCATGTCGTGCCGAGCCTTGCCATGCCTCGCCTTTGCCGTGCCTCGCCGAGCCACGCCTGCCAGAGAAAAACGTCACCCCCTCTCCCGCATCGCATTTCGGAGGATCGTCAACTGATCAATCAAGCCGGTCAGCTCGTCGGCATCCAAAAGAATGTCCCCGTCGTTGCGGTAACCGTCACCAACATTCAGGTAAAGCAACTCGGTACCGTCGTCGCCCTCACCCAACCCGACAGTCACACCGCCGCAAGGATTCTTGATCAGACGCCGAGGATCGGAATAGAACGAGAAGCGACGAAATGGGGAGGTCACGCCGCCACCTCCCGCGCGATCAACCGAGCAATCGCCTCAGCACCCTGCGGGGTCACCTTCAACGTGTGCATCACCTCAGACCCACGAAACCGTGGGGCCTCATGCACCTCAACGCGACGGAAATACCGCTTCTTATCAGCCTTCTCGCTGTACCGATTGCGAGTAACCTTGCGGCCCTCCCGCTCCGACCAACGCGAGTCGGTCTGCACGTAGATCCAGTCCTTCTCGATCAGCAACTCCCGCAACCACTTCTCGGTGACGTTGTTCGTGGACGCAACAGTCGAGAACGACAACAAGTCGGCATCGGTGACGTAGGTATCGACGTACGTGACCTTCGGCGCGTCCGCGATCTGCTTCTGCTCCAGCTGGTGAATCCGGGCGTCGCGCTGCTCGATCTGCTTGACCGCCTCGATGAGTCCAGCGGCAACGAGCTCCGGGCCGGTGTAGGGCACGGCCTCCCGGGCGGAGAGCATCTGACGCATCGCGTAGAACCCAGCCACCAGACGCTTCTTGAAGTCCTTCACCACCGGCGAGTTGCGGAGGTAGGTCATCAACAGCGCAGCGGCCGGCCGTCCGCGCCCCTCGCTCAATTTTCCGGTTTGAAACCGGACAATTCCGACCTCGGTCAAGTCGTCCAGGTTGTCGCGGATCAGCTCCACGACGTTCTGGTGCTGGTTTCCGGTCTCGGCGGCGATCACCAGAGAAGTGGTGAACAGCTCACCGTCGGCCCCCACAAAGACGATGGCATCGTTGGTAGGATCGAGCTCTGACATTCCTTCTTCCTTTGGTTGTCGGTTGAACCCCCGCCCCGCCAGGCGGGGGTTTTCTTATGCGGCGGGTTAGGCGACCCGCTTCGGCCGGGTCTTGCGGGGATCGTCGAAGAGGTCGTGGAACTCCAGGTCCCACGTGTCGAGCAGTGCGTTAACAAAGTCGGGTCCGGGACGCGCGTGTCCGTTCATGACGCGCCATACCGTGCTCTTGTTGACCTTCATGTCGCGGGCGAGTGCCGCGTAGTCGGGTATTCCGCGCTTCTTCATCTCCCGTTTGACGCGCCCCGTCTTGATCGCGAAACCGCGAGTCATGACGTCCTCCAGGTTTGAGTTTCTGATCGGGAACCGGTTTCCGTCCGGCAACTCAGAATGTACCCCTTGGGTTGCCGACACGCAACCCGTTTCCGTCCGGCAACTTTGCGCGGATTTTTCAGAGGCCGTCTCCGCTGGATGTGGCGGATGACGTGCCGAACTACAACCGTGGAATTTTGACGCAACCCCAGTTGCCTCCGCGCAACCAGTAGGGTTGCGGCAACAATGCGTCTACGCTGCTGATATGCCCAACGAAGAGTTGATGAAGTGGATCGACAAACGCATCGCCGACGCCAACACAACCGCCGCGTCCATAGCTGACAAGGCGGGCATCAACAAGTCCACGATCACCAAGTGGCGTGGCGGATCGCAGCCGCGTCCAGGGGACCTGCGGATGGTCGCGAATGCGCTGGGAGCACCTGTGCTAGAGGCGTTCCTAGTGGCCGGCTACCTCAAGCCGGGAGATACCCGCAAGGTCGTTCAGGTAGATCGACCGCTTGACCAGAGGTCCGACGAGGAGCTGGTCGCAGAAGTAAACCGCCGATTAAAGGAGGCACGAAATGTCATGGAAACTGCGCAGACGACGCGAACACCGCGCGAAACGCATCAAGACCAGGAGGAGGACCTAGGTGCCAGGCCCGGCGAACCGGCGCAACCGCGCCAGCCTCGGACCCGCGAAACAGGAGATGCGATCCACAACCACATCGCCAGAAGCGTCCGGGCACGTCAACGCCGCAAGGACTAAACGTGCCCGCCGCAAGGACCATGTTGTTGGCGGACACTCATCCATCACGCTCAAAATCCGCGCCAGCAGAGTGTCGAGATCGTCATCAAACATGGGCCGCACCTACCGAAATGAACAACACCGGCCACCCCTCGCGACCGGATGCGTAGACGCTAACGGATAGTTGCCAAGATCGACACACGAAGCCCACAAATGGGAATATCACGATTAGATAACCGACAGTGCGTCACGTTTGCCAGCCCTCACCAGAAAGCGCACACACCACATGAACAACAACACCAACGCAGTCTCGCTGGGCAAAGTGATGGCCGCCGCGCTCGGCGTCCTCGCCCTTGTCGCCATCGTCTCCGCCCGTGGCGACAAGGACGACGACACCACAACGCAAGCCGCCACAACGCCAACCACCACCACAGCGCGCGTGAACCCGTACCGGACCATCCCCGGCGACGGCACCCACAACATGGGCGGCGCCGACGGATACGACTGGGGCACCTACACCGCCACCATCCCACCCGACTCCCCCGGCTGCACCTGGGCCATCGTCAGCGTCTCCGACTATCGCGGCGGCGAAACACTCCGCGAAGGTGAAGCATCATCCGGCACCGTCCGCGCGAACATCCAACCCGACGGGGTGTCGTCGTGGACCGGCACCATCAACGGCGACCACCGCATCATGTTCCGCACAAGCGGCTGCGGAGCCTGGACTATGACCGAGTGAGGTCGGTGTTTTAGTCGGTGCTGAGCCCGAGTTCGGCCATCAGCTTGTCCACCGAGACGGTGACCCCGCTGCGCTCATGCACACTCAGCCGGTCCCGCAGATCTTCGAGTTCCTCTTGCAGGGATTCGTACCGCTCCACCGAGATCAGCACGGCGGCCGGTGTGGAGTGGTTCATCAGGACAACGTCAGTGTCTTCGCTCTGGCGCACGAGTTCGGACAACTTGGCCTTGGCCTTGCTGATTGGGACGAGAACGCTCATCGCTTGTAGACCTCTCTGCGGTGGCCAACGCGGGTGACGTTGACGATGTGAAGTCCGTCGTCGATCACGTAGACGACGCGGAAGTTGCCGACGCGAATGCGGTACGCGTCGGTGGTGCCGGACAGCTTCGTGCATCCGTGCGGGCGGGGATCGTCAGCAAGCGCGGTGATCGCGACCATGACGCGCTTCTGCTCGGAGCGCTGCAACCGTTGGATCTGCTTCGCGGCGCTGGTCTCGATCTCAACCCGGTAGCTCGACATACCAAAATGGTACCAGAAATATGGACCATATTTCAACACCACAAACATGGTCCAACCTATCCTCGAACTATCAACTCAGAGTTGATAGTTGCGGAACTCCCGATAAGTTCCGCAAACACAAAAAGGCGCCCTACCAGGATCTAGACCCCTGGTAGGGCGCATCTGGGTCTTAAAAGTCCCCCAACAATCCGTCCATAAACTCCGCCGCCACCCGCGAACTCGTCCGATCCACATCCGTGTACGTGTCCACCGTGATCTGAATCGACTCATGACCCAGCTGGCGAGACACAATCGTCACCGGTGTCCCGCCCGTTAGCTGCCACGACGCATACGTGTGCCGCAAATCGTGCGGAGTAGGCCGCGGAACCAGACCAGCCTTCTCCACAGCCGGATTCCACACCCTACGCAGAAACCCCGGATACCTGACCGGTCCACCATCGGTATTGACGAAAACAAACTCGTTCGACAGGTCCAGCCGCTCCAACAACCTGGCCGGCACATCCACCGTGCGGCGGGACCGTTTCGTCTTCGGCGGCCCCAACACATACCCGGCCGACGAGTACTTCCACGCCTGCCGCACCCTGATCGTGGACGTCTCCAAATCCACATGCTTGGGCTGCAGCGCCGACACCTCGCCCCACCGCAAACCGGTCGACACCATGAACTGAACCATCAGCTTCCAGTGAGGTGTAACCGCGTCGCGGAGCCGGTCGAACTCGGCGTGGGTGAGCATGCGGATCTCGTCGTCGTCCTCAGCGTCCCCGCGGGGCAGGCGTCGGCCCGACGCAGGGTTGGTGGACAAGTATCGGGGGACGGCGGCGTTCAGTGCCCCCGATAGGAACCCGTATTTGTTGCGGAGGGTTTTCGGGGCGTGCCCGTTGCCGTCGCGGCCGCCGGTGGTTTCCATGACCTTCACCCAGCGGGCGATGTCCTCCTCCGACAGCTTCGACAAGGGGATGTCGCCGAGGTTCGGTTTGATGTCGTTGGCAAGGTACTGCTCGTACTTGTCGATGGTGTACTGCTCGACGCCGGTGAGGTGGTCGATGTGGTGCCGGATCCACTCAGCCACGGTCAGCTCCGACTTGGAGCCTCGGGGTGTGGGGTCGATGCCGTGCATCTCCAGGGCGCGTGCAGCACCGTGGGCGTCCACCGCGGCGGCGAAAGCGTCGGCGGCTTTGCGGTCGTCGAAGGTGAGGGCGCCTTGTGCGCTGCCTCTGCCGCCGAACCGGTAAGAGACCAGGTAGGCGGTGGTTCCGTCTCTGCGGAACCGTTCACGGACTGATGCCATGCCCCGGATTCTAGCCGAGGTGATGTCATTGGTGCTGTCAGATTTTGTTTTGCCTGTTCAGGTGGTGGAGCTAAGGGGATTCGAACCCCTTCGTGTACTGGGGAAATAGGCGTTTAGCTGCGGAAAAACATGCATGTTATTCCTGTAGCGACCTGTTCGGACCTGTAGCGACCTGCACAGACCTGGAAGCGTGCTGTCAGTGACAGCACGCTCAACACGCTCCCCTGAGCCCCTCTCCGGTCGTACGATCTGTTAATGGGGGATGAAACGGATCCGACTGAGCTTGCTGTTGCCTTCGATTGAGCGGTTGAAGCATCTGGAGCGTCGGCGTGACAGCGATCACGGTTCCCAACGATGGCTGAAAGAGGGATGACATGACTGCAGCTACTGACCGCTACGAAGCTGAACGCGACCCGGATCACTCCACCATCGGTGACTCACTCACCGGGAAACCGCCAGGATGCCCCGTCGTTCACGGCGGGGAGGAATGGCGTACGCCACAGGCGTATTGCGTTTACACACTTCAACCTCCTGAGTAAACTTGATCTTGTGAGGACCGCGTACAAGGTCCGGGCCTACCCGGACGCCGAACAAGCCGCCCTGTTGCGGCGCACGTTCGGCTGCGTACGTCTGGTGTGGAACAAGACGCTCGCCGAACGGCAGCAGCGCTACACCACCGAACAAAAATCGACCTCCTACAAGGAGACCGACGCTGCTCTCTCGGAGTGGAAGAAGACCGAGGATCTGGCGTTCCTGTCTGAGGTGTCGTCGGTTCCGTTGCAACAGACGCTGCGGCATCAGCATTCGGCGTTCGCCGCGTTCTTCAAGGGCCTCGCGAAGTACCCGCGTTTCAAGAGCCGCCACGGAAGGCAGTCCGCGCACTTCACCCGCTCCGCATTCCGCATCAAAGACGGCGCTCTGTGGCTGGCGAAAACCGCCACGCCTCTGCGGATCGTGTGGACATGGCCCGGTGTCGATCTGGCTGCGCTCGATCCGACGATGGTGATCGTCTCCCGTGAACCCGATGGCCGTTGGTTCGTCACGTTCGCTGTCGACCAGCCCGATCCCCAACCCCTGCCCGCCACCGGAGAATCGGTGGGCGTGGACCTGGGCATCAAGGACTTCGCTACCTTGTCGACCGGGGAGAAGATCGCCAACCCGCGCCACATGGCCCGCCACGAACGGGGCTTGCGCCGTCAGCAACGCCGACTGTCCCGCATGAAGAAGGGATCGAAGAACCGTGCCCGTCAGCGAGTGAAGGTTGCGCGCAAACACGCTCGCGTCCGGGATGCTCGCCGCGACTTCCTCCACAAGACCAGCACCGAACTCGTACGCAGGTTCGACACCATCGCTGTCGAAGACCTCGCCCCGAAGAACATGGTCGGTAACCGATCGCTCGCCAAGTCGATCAGCGAATGCGGTTGGGGTGAGTTCCGTTCCATGCTCGAATACAAGGCGAAGAAGGCTGGCCGTCGTGTCGCGGTGATCAACCGCTGGTATCCCAGCTCGAAGACCTGTAGCGCGTGCGGGCACCTGCTCGCGACGCTCTCCCTCGGAACACGTCATTGGACGTGCCCCGACTGCGGCACCCGACATGATCGGGACATCAACGCCGCGAAGAACATCCTTGTCGCCGCCGGGCTGGCGGAGACGCAAAACGCCTGCGGAGGCGACGTCAGACCGCATGGGGCATCCCATCGGCAGTCGCCTGTGAAACAGGAACCCTCGCAGGCGACTGCGAGAATCCCCGTCCTTCAGGGCGGGGAGTAGTCAAGGCATGTGCACCGCTTGCGGCTCCATCGAGGTCGCGTTGACGCAGCCCACTGGCAGTCGGAACCTGAGCCACATAGGCGAATCAACCACCTACCCGACCGGCCACGGATGCGAGATGTGCAACTGATGAACACCGATGATCGTTGCGGCCGGTGCGGTCAACCGTTCAAAGACGGGGAGACAGTGATCGACACCCTTCCCCCAGTGCACCACACATGCCCAAACATGGATGAAGAAGCAAGCCGATGAGTGTCCTCGCTTGGTACGAATCACGATTCGACGAGATGCTCGGCAGCGACGAAGAACCCATGCACACAGTGGGGCGCGTGTTGTATTACGCATCGATCGCCACGTGGATAGCGCCGTTCCTCATGGTGGCGTTCGTCCTGATGGACGTGGTTGACGAGTTCATGGACGAGCTGAAGAAACGATGGGAAGAAGCCAATGGCTGACGCTTTGAAACCCGGTTGGTACCTGCGCCGCACCGTGTACGGAACGACTCGGTATATCGGCCCATACCGCACGTGGTTGGGTGCGCGGATACATGCGATCCGCCGGTTCGATTCCGTTCGACGGGTGTACCCAAACTAGACATGAAGAAAGCCGCCCCCTTGCACCGGAGAGTGTGCAAGGGGGCGGCTGCCTTCACAATCCGAAGATTAAGCCAGGACGTAAACCAGCAGCGCGACGATCATCCCCGCCACGACCGCCAGCCACACCGACCGCCACAACTCCAACTGCGGATCACTCACCAGACGACTCATCCCAATAACGGTTCACCAAACCATCGGTGACATACCCCGCCTGACCTATAGGTGTGATCACAGTCGTAGCACCCAGGTCCATGCGGTCGCCGTCGATGCGTTCCAACCCGACGACCACCACATAGTGGGCCACCTGCCAACCGTCTCCCATCGCGTCCAGGCTGGCTTGGATCGCGCCGCGAACAGGGTCAGCAGACATCACGACGAACCCACGCCTTGATCACGTCCCACAGGAATCCCACCGTCACACTGTGGTCCAGAAACGTGCACACTCGAACGTTCACGTCACACCCCTCTCACAGCGCTCATGCGTTCCGGCTCGATGGACAGTCGTGAATGCGCCCCGCAGTTGGTGCAGCGGCGCATCGTGTACGTCAACACATTCGCCACGTACCGCCGCGGGATCACCACAGTTTCACCACCGCACCGGTTACACACCATCAGCTTGTCCTCGCCGTCAACGAACAGTGCGGGATGGTTTTTGATGTGCGGACGCAGGAAGTCGTACAACCCCTGCGTGGCTACCACATCGCCAGCGCAGTACGACACCAAGCGTTCCCGATCCTCAACGCTCTTCCCTGTCACGGCACGTTCCATCGCGCCCCGGTCGTAGCGGTCAGTTTTGGCGGGCAGGCCAACGATCTGACAGAACGCGTCCAAACCTTTGAATGGGGCACCGGATTTGAACTCGCGGCGTAACACCTTCAACGTGTCAACGGTTTTGAACGGAGGCAGCGGAGGTAACCCGGCCTCCAAATGCAGATCACCCTTCAGCCACGGCACGTCAGCTTCGTCGATGTAGTGCCCGACAACGATATCCGCTTGGGATAGCAGGTTGTGGACGCGCCGCAGGAACCGTTTGCGTCCACCTTTGTCCCATTCGGCGAGCTGGATAACCTCGGGCTGGTCATACCACTTGGCGCACACAATCGTGGTGCGCGGCATGCGGGTCACCGTCTCGTACTGCACGTACCGGTTCTTCAGGTCTCCCCTGCCCCACCAGTATTGTTCGGTGATTCCGGGGAGCCGTTCAACGTCGAGGATCAGGATTTTGTTGCGCACACCTTCGGCGATGCGCACCTGGCGAAGGTCGCTAGTCAGCGACATGATGGTTCCTCGCGTGGTGCCGCCACGCTTGCGCGTTCATGTCTGGCATACCGTGTTTGACGAGGACCCGCAACACATCGGTGAACCTGACGTCGCCGCGTTTCGCGGACTCCAACGAGGATTTGATCTCTGCACGTTCCTGCTTCGACCGGGCACCAACCCAATCACATGCTGGGCAGGTTCGGGGCTCCAAACCTGCAAGATCGGCCAAGAGTGACATTCGGTGTTCCCTTTCCCGGTGTTTCACCGGTCGCGTCGCTTGTCGCCTTCGATGCGTTCGAGGCGTTCGGTTCGCAGCTCCTCCCTCAACCCTCCGATGTCCCGTTGAATCTGTTTGAAGCCGTCGCGCACCAAATCGCGTATCTCGTCGAGGTCGTCGCGCATGTTGGTGTCATGGGTGTTGACGGTCTGCTCGTGAATCTCATCGGTTTTCGCGTCGATCTGTCGGGCACGTTCCCGGCCCTTGCGTTGCCCTCGAACAGTGAGGACACCGACAATTCCCGTTCCGATCGCTGCGATCGTGGAAGGTAAACCGATGATGAGCAGTCCTATCAGGTCGATACCATCTTCGGGCTGGTACGCGGCATCCATTGCTTCGCGCACCGATTCCCAGATCATGCGGCGGTGACCGCTCTAGTGGCCGACGCCGTTCCGGGGTTGCCGCGGCGTTCGGCGCCGATAGACATCAGCAGTGATACGACGGCCGCGCCGCCGGACACGGACAGCACCGATATCCAGTCGGTGGTCATCAGGTCGACTGCCCCGGCGCCGAGTGTGGCGATCGCGGTTTGGGCGAATGTGCGTATGGCCCGCTCGGCGGCGTCGATCCAGAATGAACGTGTCAGCATGGTGCCTCCTATGTGCGTAGGTAGTCGATGGCGGGCTGGGGGTTGTAGTCCACGTGCGGGCCGGTGCGTTTCGCGAAGAACATGCCGGCGTCGAGGATCGCTTTGGTGATCGCGATCGTCTCCGGTAGCGGGGCCTGCACAAGTTCGATTACTTGGGCGAGTAGCGAATCGGGTCCGGTGAACAGGTCCAGGTCGCGCACGATCTGCCAGATGGCGTTGCGGACCTCTTGTGTGTCGCCCGGTTCGGTGCACGCGTACAAGTCGCCCTGGTGTGCGTAGTCGCGCCACCACGGCGGGGTGTCACGCATACCGTTCGATGAGACGCCCTGAGTGTTCGATGGGGCCATTGGGGAGCCGCCGTGATCAGCCCACACGTGACCGAGTTCGCGGTTCGGGTTGCCCCACGTCACGGCTTTCTCGATGTGCGGCTTCATCCAATGCAGGGAGCCGGTTTCGGGTGCGATGTGGTTCATCCACAGTTCGGAAACCACTACCGCGCCTTGGGAGTAGCCCGCTAGCGCGGCACCGTGGGTTTCGATGCGTTCGCGCCACCGGTTAGCCTGGTTGTGAGCTTCAGTGATAGCGGCAGCGATGGATTTGCCCATCGGGAACGGGGCCGCGGGGTAGCCGACGGGCTGCCACAGGTATTTGTCTTCGACGGCGCGGGCGGTGTCGGCGTCGGGGCCGATCCACCAGGGAACACCGGTGCCGCACACGGTGATCAGCACGGGACGGGTATCCACGACGGGGCGCGGTAGGTAGCCCATGACGTACTTGGTTTCGGCCCCTACAATCCCCGGGATGTAGAGCCCGTCGCGCAACAGTCCTGCCGCGTTGTAGCGGGACTGCATTTCAGCGACCGCGGCGGTCATCTGCTCGTCGTAGAGCGGGGTGTCGGTGAGATGCCCAGCGTAGGAGGCGAACTTTTTCCGCATGAACGTCTTGATCCGGCGGATTTCCTCGGACGAATCACCCAACCCGAGGCCCACATACTGCCCGTCGATGCGCATCAGGACTTGCCCTTGACGTCGTAGCAGCCTTCGATGCCGAGCTTCGCGCCGATCGCCGCCACGGCGTCAACGAGGGTGCGGTGTCCGAGCTGCGGCCACAGGATGCGCAGCTGATCCCACACCTCTTTGTCGTAGTCGGGCGGCAAGGCCGGGCCAGGCTGCGGTGCCGACGGCTGCTCACCGGGGAACACGAACCCGTCCAGGTCTTTCTGGACTTCGCCGCGGAACCAGTTCATGTCGAGGTTGCCGGGGTCCCACTTTCCCTGTGTGGCACCGGCCCATTCCTTATGGCCGATGACGTGCTTGGAGTCATGGCCGAGTCGTTTCAGCACCGCCGCGGTGGCGTCGCGCATGGTGATGATCTGGGCGTCGGGCCAGCGCTGCGCGGGATCGAACGAGCCGTCGGGGCGGATGGTGGGCCAGGCGCACTCGAAGCCAATGAGCCGCTGATTGCCGTTGTTGGTGCCGACGCCGGGATACGAGCCGGTCCCAGCGTGGTTGCATGGGCCGACGGCGATCAGGTGGCATTTCCCGTCGGGGGTGATGAGGCATTGCGATAGTGGGCCTCTCAGGTCGGGGCGGCCGTCACGGATTCCGGCGACGGTTTCTCGGTCGTTGCCGGTGTGGTGGATCATGACGCCCCAGATGTCGCCCATTACGCCGCCGGTCCCGCGTTCTTTCCAGTCGGCCTGGGCGACTACGAGTCGGTCGCCGAGGGCTTCTCGTAGAACGTCTTCAAGCCATACGGGGTCACCAGTCCATGTCACGGCTGTTCCTCCTGTGGTCTGCCAGTACTTGTCGAGGTAGGGCGTCACGGTGGCGATCCGCGACTTAATTTCGGTGAGGTAGGCGCGGCGGCCGTTGGCGTACCAATAGTCAGCGCTGGGCCAGTTCGGGGCCTGCTGCATCCAGCAGATGTTCAGCCATATATCGGTGCTGGCACCGGGTTTGGCGCGCCACACGTCGAGCTTGTCGAAGAAGCCTTTGATTTGGGCTGCGGCACCGTCGAAGCGGTGTGGGTAGGAGCCGTCCTGCTGGGCAATGCCGTAGGTGGTGTGGGTCGGGTCCCAGATGTCGTCGTTCCAGCCGGACTCTTGGTAGAAGGTGGACATGACCGCCAGGCATTCGCTGCGGGTGTATCCGCGCGCCTTGGCTTCGGCGATGGTGATTTGGGCGACTTGATCTTTCGTGGTCACCGTTTGCTCCCGAGGATTCCGCCGAGGACGGGGATGGAGCGGAGCGCGCCGTCGATGATGTCCATGACTTGCGCTGGCAGGTTGGTCAGGTCGGGGAGTTTCGCGACGATCTGGTCGTCCAAGTTGGACAGGTCGGGCAGGTTCTCGGTGATCCTGTCGGCGATGCGGTCGGCGATCCTGTCGGCGAGCGGTCCGAACAGTTTGAGCAGGATGATTCCGAGACGGTCCATGTCGGGGGTCCTTTCATGCAGAAACCCCGCGCACCTCGTGGTGGCGGGGTTTCTGTGGGGGGTTGTTCAGATGTAGAAGAGGGTGTCGCGTTCGATGAAGAAGTCGATCGCTGGATGTCCTGTGGCGAACATCCACGAGATGAGTCCGGTGAGGGCGACACCGCCGAGGAGTCCGGTTCCGATCGCCCCCGCTACTCGTTTGGTCATGACAGTCTCCTGACCGTGACGCGGGAGGTGTCGATGAGGTGTTTGCGGCCTTGGTCGTCAGCTACGGTGAGGACGGTTCCTGCGGTGAAGAGGACGGTGGCGTTCCAGCCGGCGGGTCCGCGGGATTGAACGTGGATCTTCATGGCCGGTCACCAGGTGTCGGTGGTCTCGACGTGGTGGCGGCCGCCGCCGCAGTGTCGCACGCACTTGTAGATGTGTTTGGTGCCGTCCATCTTGGGTGTGCCGTCGGGGTTTTTGGCGTAGGTCCAGTCGGCGCTTGCTCCGCCGGGTCCGGTGGCGCAGGCGTGCTTGTAGATTTTGCCGTGTCCGGTGCCGTGGTTGTCGCAGTGTTTGGGTGCGGCGTCTGCGACTGCGGGGGTGAGGAGTGCGAGGGCGAGGGCGGCTGTGATGGTTGCGATGGTGTTGCGTAGCATGGGTTGGCCTCCTGTTGGGGGTGGGCCGCCTGGCGGGGTTGGTTTCTCAGGCCTATCGCCCCGCCGGGCGGTGTCTCAAGTTGATGAACGTGAGTCTAACCGCGTTTGACCACGTGCACAAGTGTTTCTTTGAGATACACTCCTAGATGTGACAATCATCGACCGTATGATCGCCAACCGGCAGAAACGCGCAGCGACTATCGCCGAGCTTGATGCCGAACTGGCTGCCCTCGTCTATGAGGCGATGACTGTCCACGGCATCACGTGGCATGACATTGGCCGCGCCCTGAAGATTTCCAAGCAGCGTGTGTATCAACTCCGCGCTGCTGGTGACCCGAACCGTTAGCGGGGTTATTCCCACTCGACCAGGACGTAGCCGTCACCGCCGCTGCCTGCGTTTGATCCGCCCGCGATTGTGCTTCCGGCGGTCCCCCCGCCGCCGTTCCCCGCGGGGCCGGAGCTGGTTCCGTTGCTGCCGCTGCTGATGCTGTTGTCGTTGGACAGGAGGCCTCCAGCACCCCGGCCGCCAGCGCCTGAACCGTCCGTCCGGCTTTGCCCGCTAGTCGGGTTACTACCGCCGTTGCCGCCTTTGCCGCCTGTATAGCCCGTTGCGGATACGCCGGAGATGCTGGTTGTACCGCCGGCCCCGCCGCTTCCGCTGGCCGACGAGCTAGTGCCCCCCGCGCCTGCTGCCCCTCCGCTAGCCGTCAGGGAAACGCTGCCGGACGAGAACACAGTCGAGCCGCCGGGCGTGCCGTTATTGCCGCCGGACGTGCCTACCGCCCGCGCTCCACCGGCGCCGCCGAGGCCCCGGACGAGGGTATACGTCGAGCCGAGAGACGCGCGTGGAATCCAGACGCGGTCGATGTAGCCACCGCCACCACCACCGCCGCCGCCGTAGCGGTAGCCGGAGTTGGCTCTGCGGCCGGAGCCGCCGCCGCCGCCCGCACCGCCGAGGGTGACCCAGCAACCGGATGCGCCCTCGGGCACCTGCTCGTCGATCAGATCCTCGTAGCCGGGGTCTTCGCTGGAGATCGTGAACGGTTCAAACGACGGCCACACCTTGTCAAAGCTGGTCCCGTTCCACGTGTACAACTCAGGGTTGACGAACGCCGACCCGTTCCACACCTTGAACGCAGTGGGGTCAACGAACGCCGAACCGTTCCAAACCTTCATGGCGTCACCACGTAAAGCACACCCGCCGAACCCGTACCAGGAAGCGTAGTGCCCATCCACATCCCGGTTGCGGTGCCGGACTTCTGCACCGACGAATCCGCTTTACCCAGTGAGGTTTGCACATCCGAAGCCAGCTTCGATTTCGCAATCGCCGCGCCGGTATTGATCTTCGCGTTGGTGATCGCGCCGTCCTGAATCTTGGCCAGGGTCACCGAGTTGTCCGAGGGTGTCCGCTGGTCCGACAGGCGCGAATCATTACCCGCACACACCGTGGAACCACTACTACCCACGGGGATGCGAGCAATGTCCAAAGTGCCCGAGGAGATATCGGAGGCCGAATGCGTGTGCGACGCGGCGGCCTTACCGTCAAGCTGCGTCTGAACATTCGACGTCACACCATCGACATAATTCAACTCCGCCGTTGACGCCGTAATGCCGTCCAAGACGTTGACCTCGGAAGCGCTCGCCGTCACATCGGTGACATCGGCCAAAACGTGGTCGTGGGCGAGGTCGGCTTTATCGTCCAGCCCCTCATGCGCCCCTTCGATACCGTCCTCGATGTGGTTGAGACGATCCGCCGACAACGGGGTATTCGTCGAGGGAACGTTCTCCCACGACTGCTTCGAATAAGCCATACCAAACCCCCTCCTAAGGTTGCGCCCGCAAACCCCTCGGCACCAGGCACGAATACCCGTCACCCGGAAGCACCGCGAGGGCGGTGTTGATCATTTCGGTGATCGCCGAAGACCGATCCAACACGGTCACCGGGGGCTGACCCTCGGCGGTGACCTCCCACCCGCCAACCACGCGGGCGGCCTGCACAATCAACGTGCCGTCACGGTCAAACAAGCCCATCATGTCGTTGCCGAACGCGACGATCTGATGATCAGTTTTGATGTTCAAAACAGTTCCCCTATCCAGGATTTCAGGCGACTATGCGCGGCGTTATGGAGATGCTCGCGCCCGAACCGGACACCTCCACGTCGCCGTCGTCGAAAGCCTCCGAACCGACGAACGTGCCCGACGAGCTGGCCGACCAGATACCGCCCTCCACGTAGGTGCCTGCCGCCACGGAGATTTCAACCTCGTCGCCGGTGTTGGTGCCCGAGGAGCCCGACGTCCACGACGTCTGCTCCCGCGCATATCCACCACCCGTGGCTTCGTTCGCCCCTGTGGTGCCAGCAGCTCCGGTATGCACACTGATCCAGTCACCGAGACCGGCGATAGCGTCCGATGCTGCTTTGTGAGTTGCGTTGGGAATGCCCATTGAAATCCTCCTTTTAGAGATCTATAAACACAGCCGCCCACGGGTTGTTCGTGGACGCTGACACTGAGCCCGACGTTGAGACGGTGTTGATAGCCAAGATGCCGCCGGTCTGCTTTATGTTGTATCGATTCGTGACACCGGTGAAGTCAGAGAATGTTGTCGTCGGGCCGCCCCCGTTGCCGCCAGAGAAAACCTGCAACCCAACCGGGGCGGAAAGTGTGACCGACTGTGATGCGACAGACCCCGAACCCGTATTGACACTGGAAGATACTGACGCCCTCACATCGGTGAAGGAGATCGCGTTTACGATCATCCAGCCACTTCCGGATGCAACAGACACGGTTTTCGCCGATCCGCTGCCGCCCCCGGCTAACCTGTACACCGAAACTCCGCCACTTGCGGCACTGCTGTTGTGCGTAGCGGAGGTCACTAGGCTCATCGAAACCCCGCCGTAGGACACGGACCCCGAGAACGCCCCCGACCGGTCCTGGGTGATGACAACAAATACGTCCGCACCCGCTGCTGCCGTGAAGGAAAAGGTGGAGACGCTACCGAACCCGCCGACCCCTGTGCCGATGGCGTCGTATTGGGCCATCACGCCGTTGTTGCCCTCGCCGCCCATGCCGATGGCGGGTATGAGTTCAATGCCGAACTCGCGGTAATACCGCTCCGCGCCGGACATTCCAACCTGCGGGGACAGTTCGAGCCCAAAGCCCTTCGTGAACCTGAGTGCGGCACCCATGCCGACCTGCGGGTCCAGTTCGATACCGAACGACCGCGCAAACTTCGGCGCGGCCTCAAACCCCAGGCTCGGCGCGAACGACAACCCGAAACCGGGAGACTGCGCGCGCGGAGTCGGGAACAACGAGTTCGACGGATACAAATCCTCGGACGGAAACACCGGCTCGAACGCCGCAGGACCACGCATCGCAATATACGGCGAAAACACCAGCCCAAACGAAGCCTTGCTGTGGCTGGCTGCCTTCATGCCCAGAGAAATCGGCACCGACAGCCCGAAGCCCACGCGATTGTGGGCTACGGCGGCCATGCCCACCTCGGGGGTGATGGTGACGCCGAACTCTTGTTTCGGCCCGCCGTAGTGGAATCCCACCTCGGGGGTGATGGTGACGCCGAACGAGACGTGGGACTCAGCCCACCAGCCAACAGCCACGCTCATCCCCCAATCTGCAAGTTCACCGCCATGCCGGACCACTTATTGGCCTTGGTTGAAGTAGCGTTGACCGTCCCCGTCTTGGTTGTGGTGTTCACGCACAACAACGGATTTGTGCCTTTCTGCTTAGCTCTCAGCCGTGCACCCACAACTGACTCCAGGTCGTACGACGGGCCGCCACCCGCGCCCGCGCCGAACGCCTGCAGTACCACACTTCCGCTATCCACCGTCACTGCTTGCGAATGCGCAGTGCCACTGCCATACGCGTAACTCGGTTCACCCACCGACGCCACATTCTTAAATGAGATGCCATAGGCGCTAACCCAACCCGGACCGGTCACCTTCAACGTGCGTGCCGCACCAGTTCCGGGGTTGTCCATGCGGAAAATAGCCAGGCCCCCATTTGCCGGATCGCCATTGTGCGAAACGGACCCGAGAAGTACACCGCCGGCGCCGCCATACGTGACCGACGGAGCAGAACCCGAACGGTCCCACGACATCACCACAAACACTGTCGACCCGGCAGACGCCGTGAACGACTTGCTTGCACTGCCAAACCCGGACAACGGGTCCGACACCGCGTCATAACCCAAATCCACCGGGGGCGGAGGAACCGGCCAGTTCTGGTCATTCGTGATCGTCCCCGGATACAGCGTCTCAGCCAGCCGAACCCAGATTCGGGTCTGCGCCGCCAAGATCGGGTCGGTGGTGTTGATGTTCTCGTGAACCGCGATCGTTGCCCCGGAGTCGCGCTCGAAGAACATTGACGACTCCCAGCCACCCGAGAATGCCCCTGGATGCCCGTACCACGTCCCGAAATTCTCCATCCCATACCCGTAGTAGTAATCGGTCGGAATGTAGAAGCCCTTCGCGAACTTGTCCCACCCGCTCGGGTACCTCCAATAGGTGCGCATCCAAACATCGTGCGACTCTTCACTTATCAACTCGCCATCGCGGATGGCCTGAATGAACTTTGTGTAGTCGTTGATGTTCGTGGACAGCGCCCCGGCACTGTTCAGGAAGTTGGGGTTGATGTTGTCGGATCGCGTTGTGGGCGGCGGACATGGACCGGTCGGCGGCCACTGCGTTTCGGTCAATCCTAAGGGCTCGATGATGTCTTCAGTGATAATCTGTTTGATCGTGCGGTGCTCGGGGTCGACCTTCTCCAGCACCATGCCGATCAACGAGAAGTTGGAGTTGGTATACGCGTAGTCGGTGCCGGGATAGAATTTCGGCTTGCCCTTCATGGTCGACAAAAAATCTTCTGCACCCTTCCACGGCCACGTTGGGAACAGGGCGTAGAAGATGACGTTCGTACCAGCCGTGTACTCGGCGATCCCCGACCGCATCGATAGCATGTTCGCCATCGTGATCACCGTGCCGTTTGGGATACCCGGAACATACTGCTCGAGTGTGTCCTCCAGGGTGATTAGACCCTTGTCGACCGCTTGGAAGAACGCCACGACCGTGAACATCTTCGTCGAACTGCCCATGCGGAAATGGTCATCCAGCGTCAACGGGCGAGAGGTGCCGCCCACCGACATTCCATACGCCTTTGCGTAGCTGCCGCGCGGGCCGGTGATCTGCACGATGACCCCCGGCTGGCCGGACTCCGCGCGCGACTCCTCAACGATCGCGTCCACCGCCGCCTGATCCGCCGGCGACAACAGGTCACCCTCTTCATGTGCGGGAGTGGTGAACTCGAACACATCAGACGGATCAGACACCCAACCCGCATTGTCGATCGTCTGCACGTAGAACTCGTACGCCGTGTCGGACTGAAGCCCGTTGTGCGCGAACGGAGGAAGAACCGGCTCGGAGTTCAACTGAACGAAATCCCCACCCGCATCCTTCTCTCGGGCGTACACGAAATAGCCTTGAATTGTCATTCGTCCGTCGCTCCAGACCATGTGATTGTGAGTGAGCTGAATGTTGAATCCACCAACTCGACCAGCGTCGGAGCGGTCGGGGGCGTCAAATCCGGGTCAGGGTCAGGCAGCGGGTCGGGCCGGAAGAACACCCATCCACCACCCGGCGCTCCATTTCCGCCGGACTGGAAGGCCGCCAATGAGCCCTTACCGCCGTTACCGGCGCCACCAGCGGGCGCACCGTGGCCGCCCATGACCTTCTGGTCGCCACCGCCCACATAGTCCTGCTCGTTGAATGTGAACGTACCCGGGCCTCGGCCAACAGGTTTCGACAAAAACCCTTCGGCAGTGCCCGCCGCTCCACCTTCGGCGACAACGGAATACGTGTCGCCACCGGGGGTGGAGATAGACAACGTGGTGTTCCCACCGGCCGCGCCGTCACCAGGACCACCAATACCGCCAGCGCCCGGGTCGAGAGTGATGATGGCGTTATCGCCGAAATGCTCACCCCGCACCCATGTGGTGGCGTTGAACTTCCCGGGCTGGCCGGCCTGCCCGTTGATGCCCAATGCCCAGCCTTGTGCACCGCCACCGCCAGCGCCCACCGCTACCGGGTCGATGTAGTTCACCCAGTTCGGAACCGGGAACACCGTGGCCGCGGTGCCAAGGTAGACCTTCAACGGATCGTGATGGTCCCCACCGGAACCTGTATCCACGGCGATGCTCACCCACGGCACATCGCCCGAGCGGGTCACCGACGCCTTCGCAATCGACGACGGCGGGCTATCCGGCGACGTGTTGTTTCGGGTGGCCGCCAGAGACACAATCTGCGACGTCGGATGATTCGGCAAGTCCGCCACACGGCCACGCACATAATGCGTACCGCCCACCGGGACAAGCTCATAGGCGTACGCCTCAGACGCCACCACGGGAACCGGGTCATCCAGCTCGTAGGAGATGAACTCCCCGGGGGCGGCCGTGCCGCCCAAAAGCCCCACGATGTTCGGGGAATGGTGCACCAGCGTCCAGTCGCCCGACGTCAGGTCGACCTTCCAGATGTTGACGTAGAACTCGGTGATCCCTGAAAGGCCGTAGCCGATCCACGACACGACGCCCAGCGGCATCGACTCTTCAATCAAGTCAACACCGATGAGCGAATTGCTCTGCGTAGCCTCCAGCCACGTCGTGACATTCGACAGCGGGAAGTTGGACCGCTCCGACGGCAACAAACCACTATCGACGGGCTTGTTGGTCCTGATGCCAAGGATGTCCCACGAGAACAACCCCAAGCTGGCGCGCGAAGCGATCTCCTGCAACACGTTGAACAGGTCGGCGATACCAGCACCAATACCCGGAAGGCCTACCAGGCCGCCGACAATGCTGTTGACGATGTTCTCGATGGTTTCCCGCAGATTCTCCGGGCCGAGCATGCCGGCGATTGACTCGGGGGAGATGTTGCGCAAAGCGTCGAACAAATCCTCCAGCGTGTTCTCAACGGTCTGCACGCCGCCGCGGATCGCTGACACGACCGTGTCAATGGTCAACTGCACACGCGCCAAAAGGGTTTGCAGAATCTCGGGCAGGCCCTCGACCCACGACTGCTGAATAACGCCGGTCTGCTTGACCTCGGCGTCATCCCACCAGAACGTGCCCGCAGTGGCGTCTTCGGTCACCACGAACCGGGTCTGCACACCGGTAACCCCGGCGGGCACCCGATACTCTCCAGACAGCTCCTTACCGGGCCACGCCAAGTTCGCGTCCTGGGGGGCGTACGCGTTCAAATCCACAGGGGCCTGTGCAACACCGTCGATGTACGGCACCAGCTGCAACCGAATCGGCGCGCCCGTGCCCACATACCCCTCATGCGACACAAACACCCGGGCAGTGACCGTCTGGCCTTCGCCCACCGCGAAGAAATCGCCAACATTCTGCCCCGACCGCAGCGCCTTCAACGTGCCATCGGCAATGACCTTCGCCGCACCCGAACCGTCACCGCTGCGCGAATTCGACGGGTCCACAACCCAATCCGCGTTATCCCCCACCGACCCCTCAGGAAACTTCGGGGCAGGAAGAATGTTCGGCGTCTGATTCGAGATGCCACCGATAGGCAGGATCGTCAACAGACTGGGCAGCAGATTCCGCAGCGGCGCAATGATGATGTTCACCAGCTGCACCGCAGCCTGGATGGGGTTAAAGCTCGGATCGTTGAAGTTGATCGACTGGAAGAAATTCCGGATGTTCGTGAAGAACTGGGTCAGTTCCTCAATCCCGCCACCAACAAGACCCGTGATCGCCTCGATGATGTCCCCGAGGATGGGGATGTTCAATGCCCAATCACGCAGCTGGTCGAACGACGCCTCACCAGGGATGAACACCCCAGCAACAGCGCGCACCACCCACGCCAAAAACTGTTCAATGAACTGCTCACCAATCTCAAGCAGCTGCTGAACAGTGAACGGACGCTGCCACTGCAACGCCGACTGCTCCGGGTGAATACCCGGCTCAGACGGCACCGCATGCGCCCACTCCGGCAACGGATCAAACGATGACGTCATGACAGCGGAAGAACCTCAACCGAAAACATCGACGTGGAAGCGGAAGTCGTGTACGTCACCGAACCTGCTTGCCGTTCACACCGGAAATAGATCGTCGCCGGTGTACCGGCCGTCACACGATCAAACCCATCCGATGAACCCGCCGCAGGTCCCGCCACCAGGATCAGCCGCTCCGATTGCGCCACACCGGGGCACCGTCCGATCACGTTGCCGCCAGTCTCACCGTTCAAACGGGCCACAAGATCAACCCGAACATCGGCTCCCTCACCGGTGACGACCGTGTAGCCCTGCACGCGCGGCCGCCAATCGAACGGCTGCGCCGGGATCGACACCTGGGCCAGAGTCGAGTTCGCATTGCCCGAGGCGGTGTTGCTGATCGACGCCGGAACATACCGATCCCCCACACGTTGCGCCGCCAACACGAACCCGTCAGCGGTCGAGTTCACCACCGGCACCTGCCCCGCGACTGGGGACGGGTCCACATCCGTTGGGTCCCACACCGCCTCACCATCCGCGCCCTTCGCACCCGCGTGCAGGGCGAGGTTCAACCGGTACACGCCAGGCGTGGAAGTGGACGGCGGTGTGATCTCGGTGAACGACGCTTCCGCCGGGGTTGGGTCGTCCGGGTCCAGCTCCGTCAGGTTCACTGTCGTATCGAACGTGGCGGGAACACCCGGTTCGCCCTTCTCGATCGCGGGCACGCCAACACCGATACCGCCCTGCGGCCGCAACTGGAGGATCGCCGCGCCAGCAGTCGGATCGACAGGAATCTCCACGATTCCCTCAAACAAGTAATGAGTCCCAGCGGGGTTCAAAGGCCACGACATTAGGGCACGCTCCATTCAATGTTGGGCGAGTTGCAGAAGAAATAGGATTGGGGACGCTATCCCTGCGGTGACAGTGTGAGCACCGACAACGTTTCAAAAATCCCCGTGATGAACCGCTGATGCTTCGCCAACGGGGCCTCCGACTTACGGCCATCCCCCATTTGCAGAAGAACCTTCCGCTCATCCTGGGTAACCCGCCACATCACATTCTCGATGTAGTCAGTCACCATGCGGGTACGAGACATGAACACCAACGACATCAGGCCGCCACGAAACACGTCACGCCCCAACGCATACTGGGCACCGTTGCGGAACTGCACCGTCGCCGTCGTCTTACCCTGCGAATCAAACAAAGCGTTGATGAATGCAAAGACTGTCTCGATGTTGTACGGCGCTGAGGCTGTCGGATAGAACCGCTCGATCGCCGGATGGTACGGGCCAACTTCGTCACGGCGGTCGTAGTGTTGAATCAACTGGAACGCCAGGAAGCTGTTGTTCAGGAACCCCGACAGCAGATCGGACGGTATGCCGGTGAATCCGACGACGATCATCAGCGAGTCGATAAGCCATGCGAAGGTGGCATTCATCAGGTCGTTCAACCACTTTGGGGAACGCCCACCAATGATGTGCTGCCAACCCTCGGGGGTGTGGTCAGTGATCGTGCATGCATCGATGCCGGTGTCCTCACCCGGCTCGGGGGCCACGAAATAGGCGTATGGCTGCTCGAAATCCACACCCAACGCGGGCGCATAGAACACGCCGTCCATGCCGGGAACCTGCTTGATGACAGGTTTGAAGATGTCCCCCAGCGACCCGCCAAGGTCAATCGTGGTGCGCAGCACCGAATCGAGCACGGTTTTCGTCGGGCCAGTGATCTGCGACCGGTCCACTGTGGAAAACACGTAGGTAGGCTGGTCCAGGTTCGCCCACCTGTCAGGCTGCGGATCACCCGGCAGCCACAAATCCATGCGAGTATCCACACCGTACGACTGGGTAACGTCCTTGATGACGGCCTGAACGGTTTCCATCCGCACTGTCCGCGCGACCATCGGCGACGTGTCCAACAACGGATTGGTGCGTGACACATACACCGGGGTTCGCAGCATGCGGGTAAACGCCTGCACCGACAACCCATCACGCGACAACGCCTGCAACACAGTGCCGAACCATGCCCGGATATCCGGGTTCAACGACAAGCCGTTGTTGATGAACTCCAGCCACCCGGACTGCAACCGCAGAGCGCATTCTGCGACCATGTTCTCAACGACGGTTTGCAACGCCCACACGAACACCGCGTGTGAGAACGGCTGTGCCTGAATCGGCAGCCACCACGACGGCCAAATCACGTAGTAGTTGAGGATGTCGCGGATACCGCGCAGTTCAGCGGTGCCGGTCCATGCGCTGTCGCGGTACTCGTAGGTGTGGTCCTTCGTGTAGAACGCATACCGCAAACCGGCTGTCTCGACGATGACACCTACCATCGTCTTTTTGCAGTCCATGAACAAAGGGATGAGGGGACTGTTCCCTTTGAGTACGATCCGGCCGGTTTCCACATCGTTGCGCGGGTCAGCACCCGACGCCTCGATCAGGTCGCCACCAACCGAGCCCATCGGCTGCCAGAATTTGTCGCACACCGTGAACCGGAACGACGTGTCTACCTTCGATTTGCGTTCCGCCAACGCCCGCGCGGTTCGTGCGATCCTGTTGGGGTCGCCGGACTGGAGGGCGGATTGCCATGCGGCGGTTTCGCGTTCAAACTTCGACAACTGTCATCCCCTCCTTTCCGGGCATCACCAATTCACCCCACGAGCCAGAAAAACCACGGGGCTGTCAAACAGCAGTCGGTGAACTACATTGGGTAGCGGCGCAACGGAGTCCCCGAAAGAATTACCTTCGAGTCAGCGTTGCCACCAACAATTTCTGTCTTCACGAAAAATTGCTGCGCCGGTTCGCCAGGCGACTTCGCGGGGATCGCCGCGTTCTCACTGAACCGCCCCGACAGGTACTTGTAGAAGTTGCCCTGCGGCGGAACAATCCCGAACATTGAACCGATCTGATCGGTGAACGCGTTCTGCTCAGAGAAGAACGACAACAACGACTTCACGGCCTGTTGGAAGATGTTCAGCTCCTGCGGCGACGGCGGCACAGACGTCAAATCCTGCACAAGAGTCGTCTGTGAGCGCGGGTCGGTACGTAGGAACACAATCTGATTCGGCAGCAGCGGACCGAACTCCACATACTCATCCGCACCCGGGCCGTCGTACAACCGGAACGTGCCCGGACCGAACAGAGTGGCATCCCAATACATCGGCTGGTCACCAACATTGACCATCGGCACAAAACCTGATTGGGTGACGTTCGCGTTGTCGCCGGCGGATATCTTCCGCACCGGGGCTGGTGTTGCCTGGGTGATCAACGCGCCACCGGCCTGCATACCGAACCCGATTCCCCGATAGTCCGGCCCGAGTTCACTACCGGTGCCGGTTTCCTTGTGCGACAGGATCGGCAACCCATTGCGCAGCACCTTGAACGTGCGGGGATTACCCTCATACCCGGCAACCAGGGTGAACTTTTCCCCGATCAGCGGGGCCACCAGCAGCGGCCGTTGGAACATCACTGTCTGCGAGAAGTTGTTGAACCTCGACAGTTTGATCCAGTTGCCCTGCACCCGCATGCGGACACCGTTACCGTCCCAGTCTCCGTTGCTGTCGCGGCCCATGCGAGCCCACAGGTCATTCGCCCCACTATCAGGCAGGCTCCACTCTTGGAACCCTCCGAGCACCATCGACACAACCTGGTTGTCGGTGTCTGTGTCGAAGTCTTTGTACGGGCCGCACACCACTTCTCGGGTTTCGGTGGTCAGAGGATCATCCGGATCGTCCCGCCACCTCGCCTGGTCACCATTGGCGTAGATGTATCCGCCGCCGTCACCCTCGTAGTACAGCGGCCAATCCGCGCCGAGGTCCTGACTGCTCGTGGTGTCGTAGTTGAACGTGTCGGTCATCGACTCGTAGTCGAACTGGAAACTCGCCGTGTAGTCGTAGGTACGCCAGAACCCCGAATCGGCCCGCAGGCGCAAACTTTCACGCTGCCGCTTCCCGATCTCCAGCGGTGCTTGCGGCGCGCCTTGGAACCACCTGACCGGCGCCCACCAGTGCCCCATGTCGTGGGTGAGGAAGTTCAACGTCGATTCCTGCTTCGCGTCGATCGACGCGACCAGATCGCGGTAGACCCTGCGCGTCCACTTCGGCGACCGGCCACGGCATTCCACCCCCACCTCAACCTCAATCGGGTCGTAGAGCGCATCAATATTGGTGATTCCGTCCTCGGTGGCGCCCTTCTGGTCGATGTGCTTCCACGGCGGGATCAACCCCTTGAGTGATGTGAGGTGCACCATCTCCGGGGCTACAACCCGGTCAGGGACCGCCATCCCGCCCATCATGTGGAAAGTGATCGACTCGTCGTAGGCGTCGAGCCACATCATCGGCTTTTCACCCTTGGCGAGGTCATACCATCCGTGCGGGGTTACACCAGTGGCGGGGTAATGCTTCTTAGCCATTTACCCTCCCGGCATGACGTACTGGTTTTGCAGGTGATACGCGATGTCGCGGCCTGTTCCGTCTTCGGTGGCGCGCTGGTTGTTGACCGTGATGTTCGTGTCGCCACCCTGGTTGACTTGGGTTTGACCCTGGCCTGTGGCTTGCGGATCAATGTCCTTGCGCTGCTGGGATGCTTGGCCGGCCAGGTTCGGCAACGCCGGGGCCGCACCAGCAATCCCCCCGGCAATGCGGGTGATCCAGTTGTTGTTCGCCAAATCCGAACCACCCGTAGGCAAGAACGTTTCCATCAACCCTTGGGCGCCGATCGCGGCGACTTGACCGCCGTACTCGATGGCACGGTTGATCAGCTTCACCCCAGTCTGCGCGGCCTGACCCGCACCCGGGGCCATCGCGTCCAGCGCCATACCACCGGCCTGCACCGCCATGCCAAGCGCACCACCACCGTCCATGCCGATCCCGCCGGAGCCGGACCCGGCATACGGTGCGACGTTCGCCCCGATGTTGGTGGTGTTCGTCGGCCCACCGGTGAACATGCCTTGCGGTGCGCCAGCGGCCATCGGGCCGCCACCGCCGCCCGTGGTGGGCAGCGGGGCAGGATTCGTCGCCCACGCACCCGACGACACCGGAGCCGGCGGGTTATTCAACGCAGGGTTGGTGTTCTGCGGGCTGTACAACCCCGGAGCACCCGCCGCCGCCGCCGACCCGCCAGGGACCGACGTCACCGGCCGGTAGTAATGCGACGTGAACGCCGGATCGTCGGCGCCCGTGCCGCCAATACCGCGCCGCGCCGCTGCCGCGTCACTGCCCCAGTTGAACGGGGTGCCGCCAGGCAGCGTCGCTTGCATGTGGCTGGCGTTGAATCCGACCCGGAAATCACCCGGGCCGCCCATGCCCTTGACGAATCCACGCGCAGTCAGCCACTCGTCCGCATTGTGGGTCGACATGCTGGCGCCGGTCGTCGGGCGGCCATCCATCAAGTTGACCAGATCCTCAACAGCGCTAGAACAATCAGCCAAACCCTGCGTCAGGTCGCCGCGTTGTTCTTGTGTGTATCGTCCGGCGGGAACGTTCGCCAGAAGCGCCGCGTCGCCGGGATAGGCACCGATCGGCGTCATGGACACACCGGTCGTACCGGCGGACGGGTAGGAGCCCCGGTCGTACTGGTTGTTCTGGTACTGCGGCCCGAACACACCCTGCGCGCCGAGCACACCCATCAACCCGTGCCCGCCCTGGGTCGGGTTATAGGCCGAAATGGCCTGCAACTGCCCCAACAACGGTGCCGCAGCGAGGTTCGCCACGAACTTCGTGATGTTCTCCGCGATCCCCGCCAAACCCTTTGAGATACCGAAATCCTGATCAAGCTTGGCGCCGATCTGCCCCAAATCCTTGGCATGCTGATCGGTTTGCTTCGTCAGCTTCTCGTACTGATTCGCCCGCGCATCCGACATGCGCATCTCGGCGGCCTGAAGGTCACGTTCCGCTTCGATCACATCGTTACGGGCCTTGAGCCGGTCCTCTTCGGTCGCCTCGGTGGACTGCTCCAACTGGGCTGCGCGGGCACGCTTCTCCGCCAGTTTGTGGCGGGCATCCAGATACGACGATTCAGCGGAGAACACGGCAGCGTCCTGCGGCATGCCAGGAATCCCCGGCGGCAACGTCGTGTCATACGGCAACACCGGTGCATCCGGCAACTTCGGGCCAGACGACGACGACCCGCCGGCACTACCCGCAGCGCCCGGAAACAGATCAGCCAACGGACCATCAGGACCCGCATCAGCAGCGGCAGCACCACCACCGCCACGGCGCCCGCGTCGGTCCTCCACGGAAACATCCAATGGAACCTGACCAGGCAGGTTGCCGAACGGAGAAGACGGACCATTCGAGTTCGGACCAACAAGCCCCGGTATCGGGATACCACCAACCGTAGGCGTACCAGGCCCAGGCCCGCCGCCAAGTTGCGGCAACGGCGACGGTTGCGGATCAACCCCAGTGCCGCCCTGAATGTTCCGGTCCCACCACTCACGGGCTCTGCGCCCCAACTGGTCCGGCGTGTTCGAATGATTCCAATTCTCCGCGCCAGGAATCGCGTTCTGAATGGCCTGCTCAATCTCAGGGCCGTTCTGCGCGACCAGGAACGCCAACCACGCCGGGACCGCCACCCGCGACAGCGCAGCAGAGATTCCCTTAGCCGACTTATCGGCAGTCGCGGGAAGCCCCGCCAGGGTAGTGCTCACTGTTGAAAGGGATTGCGTCAACGCGGTAACACCGGCGATAGCCTTCCACGCCATAAACGCGGTCACTACATCACCAACGCTGATGCCTATCCGGTCCAGCATTTCGACCACACTCGACAGTGCATCCCACAGATCCTGCGCAGTCTCAACCGCACCCTCGAACGCATCCTTGATGTCGTCCTTGTGGGCAACGATCCACGCGTTCAAGTCATTCAACTTGTCGGTCACATTGTTGATCGACTTCGCCAACGCCCCAGGACCCTCAGTAGTGTCCAACGGGTCACCAAACAAAGCCGAAATGAAGTTCGCCCCAACACGACCCACAGCAGCGTTCATGTTCGACAAGGCACCGTCAACAGTGTCGGCCAGCTTCTTCGACATGCCACCGAACTGGCCCTCAATCGCCTGCACAAGCATGCCGAACGAAATTGTGCCGTCCTGCGACATCTTCTGAATCTCGGCGCTCGTCAGGCCGAACTCTTTCTGCAACGCCGCCTGAACATTGATGCCACGCTCATTGAGCTGCAACATCTCTTCGGCCTGCAGCTTGCCCTTGTTGAACACCTGGTTGAAGATGACGGCCAGGTCGCCGAACTTCTGGCCTGACGCACCGGCCGCGTCCGCGATCGCCGTCAACGCCGCCTGCAACGGGCGGCCCTGCTTCACCCCACCGGCAAGGAACTGAGTAGCCGCCTTTGCCGCCTCATCCAACGCAATCGGAGTCCCAACAACCACCTCGTTGATATCCGACATGATCGTCTTAACCTGCTCGGCGCTGTTCCCCATCGCGGCAAGACGGTGCGACGTCGCATCAAGAGACTTGTACCTGTCGAAACCCTTGAACAGGGCAACACCGGCGGCGCCGATGATTCCTGTCGCGGCGGCCGTGAACGCCGTGCCCAACGCGCGGCCAGCCAACGCGCCAGCCTTCGACGCCGCACCCTCATACCCCGACAGGGCAGACGAAAACCGGCCCGACACAGGCAACGACGACGCAAGAGACGAACCAAACGACGAACCAAACCCCCGGCCCGCCGACACACCATTCGCCGCGAACCCATCCACAATGCGAGAACCCGCGGCCTTCGTCGCACGATCAACCTCACGCGACAACTGCTCACCAGCATTACGGCCAGCGGCAGCCGCCTCCTTGGTGACGTTCTCGCCGATCGCGCGGCCAGCAGCCGAACCGCCACGAGCACCAGCAGCAGCCATCTCACGCTCAATGTTCTTCGCCGCCACCGCAGCAGCACGCTCATCAAGACGAGAAATAATGTCCACGTAGATCGGCATCAGACACTCACCTCCCGTCACCAGCCGAACAGATCGGCCTCAACCTCACGCTGCAACTCGTGCGCCTCAACTGAGGCTTTCGCTTTCTCCAACCGATCAACCGGGTCCTCGAAAGCGAACGGCTCATACGCCGCTTTACGGCTCTTCGATGCATGGAATGACGCCCTGAACCGGGCGATCTCGTTGTATGTTTCCGCCGCGATCAACTCCGGCTCAGACCAGCGGCCACCGCGAACAGCCCGCGCCACCGCACCATCAACCGGCGCGAAATCCACATACAACTCCCGAACGCGTTCTTCAGGATTGTCCACGAACCGAACCCCGAACAGGTCCAGCAACTCCAAACTGGACAGCCTGCCCTGATGCCAATCCGAAACACTCAACCCGAAGAAGCGCCGCAGGTCACTCGCTATCTGTCTCGGGTACAGTCTCCAGAACCACTGAGCTTCCATCACTTTTCGAGTCGGACTCAGCTCGCTCCGCGATTGTGAAGCCCTGCTCGGTCCACGCCCGCCACACATCCCGGGCGCCAGCCGCGCGGCCACCGATCTTCTTCGACCGCAGGACCTCGTAGTTGTCCATGCCCAGCACGACCTGAACGATCCGCACCTCACGCGGCGGCGACACACGCTTACCGTCCTTGTAGTACGGCGGCCCCTTGACCGCGCCGGGACGGGTCTCCGCCGGCAACACCATCTCGTTGCCGTCACGGTCCTTCACGGTCTGCTCCGGGATGTACAGGTCCGGCTCCCGGTCATAGGTTTCGATCTCTTCGAGATACGCCTCGTAGGCTTCCAGCGCATCATCGTCGAGCATCCGAAGGTTGGGGTGCGGGGGGATCGTCATGGTGGTGCCGTCATCGAACCGAAGGACACGATCAGCGAACGGCGAATCGAACTCGGTGGCCTGTTCACGCGCGGCGGCACCATTGTTCTCGGGTTTCTTCACAGACATCAGGGGCTTCCTTAAAAAGGGGGGGCTTCGGGGTTGAGGGGTTGGGCTGGCTTTATGTGGGTGCCTGCCGGGTGGGTGCCAGCCCCAAACCAACCCACCCGGCAGGACGATTCACCGGCTAGCTGCCGTCCGAGTACTGCTCAGCCCAGCCGGGGCCACCCATCCACACATAGAAGTAGCCGGGCACCAGAGCGATCGTCCCCGCCGGGTCGGGCCGCATGAAGTACTCATTCGGCAGCACCTTGTACGTCAGGTCCGCCGTGTCCGGGTCGGTCTTCGACCGCTGCTTCGACGCCTGGTCGTCCAGCTTCACCGCCGGGTAACCCTCAGCGCGGTAAATGAACCCGCCCGAGGTGCGGCGCGCGTACAGCAGCAGCAGCTGGTACTCCGCCGAGTCAGCGTCCAGCAGCGGACCCTCACCGTAGTCAGGGGTACCGGGAAGCGCGACCAACGGATTACCGGCGTTGTCGCACAACGGCAACTCCGACTCCAGCCGGTGAATCAGCGGATCAGCAGTACCGAGCGCCACGAACCGCACCGAGTACGACTTCTCCGTCACCTCAGAATCGACCGGGAACTTCGACTGCAACACCATCAGATCGTCAGAGGTGACGTCCGGTTCACGTTCCGCACCGCCATCCTCAGGGTTGCAGCCGATGTGCCACCAGCCCTCATTCGGGTCAGTGTTGTACTCGTACTTGCCGTTCACCTTCCGGCGGATGAACAGGTCGTCGCGAAGCTTGCCGTCCTGCGCGAACGGCGACCACTTCACCGTCACGCAATCATCCTCGAACGGCGACATGTCCGTCGCGGCACCGCGATTGTCGCGGATGAACACCGCCTGCAGGCCGCCACGCTCGATGAACGGCTTGTGAATGTCAGTGAATCCGCCGGCGCTCCAGTCGGTGCCGGTCAATGGCTGCGTCATAGGGACGCTCCTCTCATTTGGATAAGGGACCGGATTGCGAAAATTTCCGGCGAACAAAAAGGGACCCGGCACTATCCGCCAGGCCCCTTGTCAGGGCTGAAACTTCAATTAGATGTACTGAACACCGATCTCGTAGCGGCCCACATGCCGCACCAAGTGACCGTCGTCGTCATACTCGACGAGGACCGGTTTCATCAGCACACGCGCATAGTCGATACGCGCCACCACACCACCACCGACCGGTATCTCCGTCAGCGGGTTAACGACGAGCTCCAGCATTCGTTGGTGCGTCAACTCGGCCTCATTCTCGGCGGCCTCATCAGACGCGGCGAACGTATGCACCGACACGACAGCCACATCGCTGCCCTCTTCGGGAACATCACGACCATCGACGCGGCGAACCACACGGTGCGGCAACGGATCACCCGACAAGCGGCGAGTAGAAACCTTCCCCAAAGGGGACAGCCACGCCACCAACACACGGTGGATACTCGGCGCTGAATCAGTCGCCATACGCGGTGCCGCCGAACTGTTTAGCTGTCTTCTGGGCAGGCGCGTACTCGTCGTTGTGCGCCGACCCGAACTCCACGAGATGCGCTTGCGGATCAGTCGCGCCGACCTTCCCGCGGCCCTTGTTCGTGGACCGTTCCGTCACCTGAACAGAATCACGGTAAGCGCCGGTGCCCACGGGAGAATTGTTCTTCCACGCGGCAACAACCTCGTCCATGAACTCGTTGACGCCCTGATTCACCTCAGGCAGTTTGTCGAAATCGTCCAGCCGCACACCGAACTTCGCCAAAGGGTTCTTCCTCGTTGGACCGTTAGCCACGATTCATCACACCTTCCGAAGCTCCGCCACCAAACCCGGCATCCAACCGTGAAAACCCATGTTCCAGTCACGAACCGCAACCACATCGAACACATCCGGCCCGTACCCCACACGGTCTTTCACCTTCACCGGGGAACCGGGCGGCAAGTACAGGTCAACATCGATCGTTTCGGTTTCCACAATCGAATACGTCCCCACCACCTGCACATGCGGGGCAAGTTGGATCACCGGAACAGACACCCCGGCACCGAACTGGGGAACCGTGTTCCCCAATCCATCCGTCGAGTCACCGACGTGCGGGTAATGCGTCACCGTGTACGCGGTTGGAAACGTCATAGCCGGTGAATCGTGATCGTAGGTGCAGGGTTGGCGAACCGTTTCGCATCTTCTAACTCGTCCCGGGTGAACACTGCCGTCCCGGACACCCACTCTGCGTTCCGCTGGGTGAACGGCCCTGCCGTCAGCGATACCGCCTGCGATGAAACCGAACCCGGCGTCACCGTAAGGTGGCGTGCGGCGACCGCAGCCACAAACTCTGTTACAGAGTCGGGCACACCTCCGCCAACATATTCGACGATCACCACTGTGCCGGTAACGAGCGAACACCCATTTCGGGTGACATCCACATAGTTACCGTCTTGGTTGAAGTCGACTTCTTCTCCACCGGTAAGCGTGACTGCTTCGACTTCATCCACCACGCCAGGCAGCCACACGCGCCCATTGACGACCTGCGCCCGCACCCGAGTGGCCCCGGTGGTGAACACCCGCCCGGTGACGCGCTGGAAGGTGTCACTGACACGGCCCAGCACGCCATCCACACGGGAAGACTGCTCCGGTGTGAGCGCTGCGGCGCTCGGCAATCCGAGCGCCGCAGCAACGTCATCGGCGGTAGCAAGCAACATCGCTGTGGCTAGCTGCCCGTCTTATTGAAGACGACCACACCAGTCGGGCGAACAACCTTGCCGCCGTACACGTGCAGAGCGCGGATACGGTCGGAGAAGCTGTCCTGGTCGCGCAGCGCTTCAACGGTGTCGATCTGCGACACATACGCAGCAGCCGACGGATGGAACGCGACGAACTGCTCATCGTCAGTGTCCCGCAGGTTGTTCGACTCCACGATCCGAGCACCCAGCAGGTTCCCGATGGTGCCCGCGCGCAGACCAGCAGCGTCGCCGGAGGTGTCCGCGCTGGTCAGCTTCGACCCGGATGAACGCAGCCAGAACGCCATCTCCGCGTTCACGACAACGACACGCCCCACGTTCGGGACGTTCGCCTTCGTCAGCTCCTTGAGCGCCTTGGCGATCAGGTCGAACGCATCATCAGCATCCGAGGGAGCAGAACCGGTAAGCGCGGTCCCGTTGTCCACCAGCATGTCAGCGATGAACTTGTCGGTGTCGGTGGCCAGGGCCGTGGCACCAGCACGGGTGTAGGCCTCCAGCGACCCGGCGACCTGAACACGGTCGATGTCATCGACGAGGAAGTCGATCGACTTTTCCTGATCGATGAGCAGATCGACACCGGTGTCGGAAATCGCGTCCGCCGAGGTCTGCCGGCCAGCGGCCTTGTAGTCCTTGACGGTAGGTGCCACCACGCCCGCGATATGCACCACGTTGCCCTTGCTTGCGGTGCCTTCGTACTCGCGGTTGACGAGGTTGGCGAAAACGGTCTGGGCGGTCCACTCCTCCAGGAGCATGTCCGACCAGAGTTCGGGAATGAAGTTGTTGAAAGCCATTTTTGGCTCCCTTCTGTGTTAGTGGAGTTCTCCACGTAGATAGCTGTCGAGGCGGCCCTCTTCGCGCGCTTTCTTCCGCTCGGCAGGCGGCAGCGCCGCGTACTCGGCGGGGGTGAGAGGCTTCGGGCCTTCAACCTTCTTGTCTGATGTGACTTCCGACGTCGGCACGGCCGACGACGCCAACTTTGCCTTCAGCGCTTCTTCGATCCGCTTGTTGACGAACTCATTCCACCGGTCGGCGGATTCGCGCATCTCTTCCTCGGTATCGCCATGAATGAACTCCGGGTCGACTTTCGTTTCGCGCGCCACATTGCTGCGGATGCGTTCACGCTCAGCCGTCTCGAACTTTCGTTCCAGTTCTTCGATCCGGGACAGCGGGTCGTCGCCGATCTTTTCCTGCGACTCCCGCCATTTCTTGGCGTCCGCGAAGTTTTCCTTGGCTTGCGCCTCGTTCTTGCGGGCCATTTTCTTCCAGAACTCGACCGTCTCGGTTGGTTTCGGAGCTTGCGTTGGCTCCTCAACCGTGGCGGTTGTGTCCTGGTCGACTGCCGGTTCCACTGGCTCCGTTACGGCGCTGTGTTCCGACGTTTCTGCTGTCACATCATCAGACATGAGGGTTTGTTTCCTTTGCGGATGGGTTTTCTATGTGCCATGCCCCGTTACGGGACATGTGTGCGTTATCCAGACCGCCGGGGTCAGCGCTGGATGCTTCTGGGGCCTGAGAACTTCTGGTCACGCCACGCGAGGACCGGCCCAACCTCGCCGTGCTCCCGGGTGACGATCAACTTCCGGTAGTCAACGGCGCGGCCGCCGCGGTCTGCGATATCCGCGAACGCCTTCACCTGGTCATGCGTCTCGTTGAGAAGTTCCGTGCTGATCGTGTCGAAGTCCATCCCCGGCGGGATCACGTCGATATCGCAATCGCATCCCGGATGGATTGGCATCAGCGAGTTCTTGCGGTACCGCATGGTTGATGCGATGACGCACAGCGCGCAGTTCTCGTTGCCGGTCAAGACGCGGCGGTAGAACTGGACGCCGCTGCGGGCGAACGACGCCCTAGCCTGGTGCGTCTTCGCTAGTTGCAGGTCGGTGCCCGCCAGGTTCTCGATACGACGCTGACCGGCACGGAGTGCCGCCGCGACGCTCTTACCTTCCGACAGTGCCGTACGTGCTGTGATCACAGGTCGCGCGTACACCGTCTCCGACGGCACACCGCGAATCTTGGAGACCTCGACGGCCTGCACCGGTGACTGCTGGGTGACTTCTGCGATGTACACCGAAGTCATGGCAGCCATCGACTCTTGGGCCGCTTGGACAACCGGTGCCACCGAAGATGTCAACTCTTGCAGTCCACTGTCAGACAGCGTTACCGATGTCCACGCTGCGGACACATATTCGAGCAGTCTGCGCCTCAGTTCAGCGGTCGCAGCCGCATACTCAGCGTGATCCATCTTCCTGGGGACGCTGCACCGGATTGCCGGCGAACAGGGTTATCTGCTCACGCGCCCTATCAAGATCGTCCTGCTTGATCTGATCGGCGTTGTAGTTCAGGATGTTCCGCCGGATAGACGCCCACGACTCGCCGGCCGCCTTAGCCAGAGATGCTGCGGAATACTTCTCCCCCAGCGTCACACGGTCAGGCGACTCAAACGACACATCAACGGTGTCCTCAACCGATTCGCCCTCAATCTGCAACGCCTTAACCAAGATGGCCTCCAGGCCGATCTTCGCTATCGACAACCGATCCTCACACTTGAACAGGAAGCCCTTCTCAATGTTGTGCGCACCCTCAGCTGACTGGTTCGCGCTGTCCGGCATCAGCATCGGCAGCGGAGTCTTGGTCGCCGACGACAGCTGTCGAATATGCTCCTTGATCGCCGACAACATCGGAGTGAAGTCGTTCGCCTGGGACTCCCAGATATCAACCCCAGGTGGCAACTCCCACAACGCTCCCGGCGCGGCCTCAAAGATCGAGGCGTAGTCGATCGCGTTGCCGTTCTCGTCGACCTTCGGCAATCCATGCTCCGTCGACTTCAACGCCCGCTGCCGGAAAGCCTGGATCGCCATCGTGGACAACAACTGAAGCTCAGCCCGGTTGATCCGGTTGATGATGTCAATGTGAGGCTCCACCTCGCCCATGCCATCAGGGTTCTGGTACACCACCACCGGCGGCGGCGAACCGGTCACTACAGCATCGCCAACCGGAACCCACGAGTCTGAGATTCGCGTCACCAGCCTGCGCCGGGACGATGACTGCACAAAGCACGGACGGGCGAACTTTTGCCACCCGTCACCCGACCACACAATCGCAAAATCCGACTCGGCATCGAGGTCCCGCCACCACCGCATAGCGGCCCTGATCCGCCACGGCTGCAGCGGGTCAACGCTGACAACCATCGTTTCAGGAGAGTCAGCTGTGATCGTCGCCGTACCGTCATCACGACGCCAGCACGTCAAATACGACTCGCCGAAGTCCAGCCCATACTTGACCCACTGCTTACACACGGAATCCATGCGGTTATCCCGCCAAATGCGCCGTGCGCGTAACGCCAAATCACTATCGGCGGAACCACCAACCGTGATGCCATTCGGGATGATTCGGTCAGCAACAGAGTCACGCACCATCAGACCCCAGTTGGTGCGCGCCTCACGCTGAAACGAACGCCACGCCGCAGACGTGTTCCTCGTCAACTCGGGCAGCGGAGCATCCCCATTGGAGTAACGCGCCAACAAACGCACCCGCGACATTCCGTCGTCGATACGCTTCGTCAATACCGGGAGCCATTCCGCTGGCGTTGAAGCAGTCAACAGCTGACCCCCTCTCTGTCTCTATGTCGACTAGTAGATCCGTCTAGGCGCAAACACTTTCGGGCGCGGACGCGCACCATCACGACGCGCATCAACACACGCCTCCCACGACAACATCCCCGCCATCGCAGCATCAAACTTGTCGGCCAAACGGCCATCCTGCTTCTGCATAACCCACAGAGGCTGGCCCGTATCGTCCACCAGCTTCAGCTCACGCCGACCCGCATGACCCATATGCTCAACAAACTTCGGCCGCCACACATTGGCAGCCAGCGCCGCGTCACCAGTCGCCAATGCATCGGCATAACCCTGCGTCGCAGCAGCCACACGCCTCAAACTGCCGCCGCCGCCAACAGCCCACTCCACAACCCGATCCGGGAAACGGCCCGCCCACACGGCGATCGTCGAATCCCAGCCCCACGGATCGCAGTACATGCGCCACACCTCAAACCGCGACATCATGTCCACAACGAGCGCTGTCACCTCATGCTCAGGGACTTCCCACTCTTCGACGTTCTCGGGCCGCTCCCAACAGCCCAACAACATCTGGCGTCCCGTCGCAATCTCAGTGACCACGACAGCCGTCGCATCTCTCCACCGCGACCCGTCAAACCCAGCGGTGACGAACGCTCCATCTGGGACCGTCTCATCACACTGCACCAGGCGTGTCATATCGAACGCCTGCGAGCCCGACTTACGCCACCGATTCAGATAGACCCGCTCCCAGTACGCGCGATCAATACCAGTACGGTCGTAGTCCTTCGCGATCCGCTCAAACTGACCCGGACCCCACTCCCCAATAGGACCGGTAGCATCCGCGACAGCAGCAACCCGCTTCTCCACCGTCGACAAATCATCATGCTCATCGCCAGCCCAACGGCGGAAAAAGAACAGCGACGGGTCCTGCCGCTCGCCCCTGGCGATAGACTCCGCCTCGGCAAGCACATCCTCTTCAATGCTGCCCTGCCCCGGCTGCCCAGCCGTGGACGTGTACAACGTCCACGGGTCCTCCATCGGCCGCTTCGGCATGTTCTGCAACATCGTCTCGTGCGCATCACGATGCCTCGGCATAAACAACCGGTGCGGCTCATCGAAATGCTGAAACGTCGTCCGCGCGCCATCACGAGACCCCGGAGCATTCGACACAGCAACAGCGAACCCATCCTCACCACCCGAAGGTGACAACCGGACGATCCGCTCCTTACTGATATCAAACAGATCAGCATCGGGGCCGTTCTCCAAGATGTACTTCAGCACACCGAACGCCAGCTCCGACACCTGTTCCTCGGTGACCGCCATCATCGGAATCACAGGAGAACGAACCGGACGCCCCACCGGATTGCCGGCAGCATCAAACCCGTCACACCGAACCGGCGCCTCCGGGTGCAGCTCCACACCGCAAATCCACGCCGCGAACTCGGTCTTGGCTACACCCTTCCTGAGTTCGACACCAGCCCGCTCAAACCGACGACGGCCAGCCAAACGGTGCCCACGCGGATACAGCTCATACAGGCGATACACCAGCGCGCGCTTCTCATCATCGAGACGCGCGGCCTGCCCCGACAATGAGCCAGGACCGAACACCATCCGATCCTCAATGAAGTCACAAACCTGGGGACCCAACGTAGGAAACGCTAAATCCACAGCAGGGACCTGCAAAACAGCCATAAGGCCGTCAGGTCACAAGCTTCAAACGAGGATCGTCACCAGGCTCCGGCGGGCACACCGGCGCAGCCTCAGACTTCCGCCGCTTCGACCCCTTAGCCTTCGAATCCTCGGTCGCCTCAATCTGCCACTCCAAACGGCGACGAGCCAACGGATTCGTCCCATAATCAGTGTCGGCCTTCTCCAACCGAACCTGAGCCTCCGCACGCGCCTTCGCGTTATCGGCAGTCCAAAAATCGTTATAGAGCATCGCCACACGGAACAACCCGTTGATATCCGAGTCTGTGTACTCCGGGGCCATCGGCGACGCCCAAATGTCATTCCACCAGCGCACCGTCAACGGATGCCACGCAACACCATCCGGCAAGTCTGGAGCCACCACATCATGATCCGCAGACAACGTAGCCCGCGTCGCAGACTTATTGCGACGAGCACGCACAGAAGGATCTTTAGGTACAGGTGGCATGGACTTCCTCCCATTTCGGGAATCAACAAGTGCTGACGAAAACCGCAGGTCAGACCCCATTTCGGGGAAACCGCGAAACCCCCGGGTTCCGTACAGACCAAAATCTGCA